TTAGGAGGCATCTGTTGTATCGACAACGCCGCAATCTTTGTAATCAAACAAAGTTCGCTGCGGGTGTTCTTCATAATTGCATACCATCCACTCCTCCTGCTTTCTTCGGCTCGTCTTTGATGCGCTGATGGTTCTTTCTACCCGGTGGATTATCCATCCGTTTTTGTTTGCGTATTCCTCTATCATTGGCAGGGGAAACATTGTCAGCATGAACTTACCTTTCACCTGCTCCAAAAGCTGCAGGAGCTTCTCCATGCAATACTCATCAAACGTACCCTCGTAATGACCACAATCGCTATTGATATAAGGTGGATCCACAAAATGAAACGTATCGGGCGAGTCATAAGTGGAGATGACATCCAGCGCATCCCGGTTCTCTATGGTCACGTTGTCAAGCCGGGCGCATAACCATTCGGTAAACTCATCCTTTGCATTACGCAGTTTCTTCGGCATTCCGCCACCAAAGTCATAACCGAACGAACCATCCATCATGCTGGCAAAGGACATTTTACATAACGCCCAAACAGCCCATGCACGTTGCACCGGCTGAAAGAATTGAGGATACTGCAATATGTGTCCGGCATGGGCGTGCATATCCCGGCTGTGCAAAGTCTTCTCAATCTCCTGTTTCAGGTCACGATAATAGACTTTAGCCATCCAATAAAAGTTCGTTATATCCATGCTGATATCGTTTATAACTTCGCCATCAGCCGGACGCTTGGCAAACAATACTGCAGCACCGCCGCAGAAAGCCTCTGTATAAAGTTTATGCTTGGGGATCAGAGGCAGAATATGTTTAAGGAGGGTTTGCTTGCCTCCGTAGTAAGAAATAGGTGTTTTCATTGCTGTTATTCCTTTAAATGTTACTATCTTTGCGACATCTCACTCACATAACATACAAATGCGACCAACCGCAGCAGAGGGTATTTAGCCCCCGGCTGTGCGGTTGGTCGCATCTTTGTGTAAGTATGTGGGTGAGATAACTACTTACAGGCCGGGGGCTTTTTCTTGCCTGCCCCCGACAGGCATTTATCCGTTTATAAGCGCATTAGCTTGTTCCTTGCATTGTTCCCGGTAAGACTGGAAATCATCCCACTCGGAAATAAATTCGGATGCCCGTTCATGCTCCGGATTGACAAAGGCTATCATACGGTTTGACTGGATTGCCTCCACCCGGCTGGCCGAGTACCTCGTGCGGATCAACCCAGAAACAAATTCGTCATAAGTAGCCTCCCTCGCTTCAATCAGAGTACCTCCGTCCGCCATACTTCCTGTATAGGCATATCCCAATATGGGAGCGGACACCGGTTCAGTCACCTCACCCGAACGGGCATCCGGTTCAGGAGAATACTCCTCACGCTGCTCGTTCAGATAGCACAAATAATGTTCATTATCGAACTTTGAAAAAGTCTTTTTTTCTGCATAAATCCCTTTGTACATAATCACCGATATTTTAATCGGGATCGGTTATCTTATAAAAGCATTTACCCCGGTCACCGATTGGTTGTTTAATAATCTTTGCCGAACAGGGTTCATCCAACACCACATCTTTCAACTGTTTGATAAGAGCCTCCGAACCGGTAAAAGTGATATGTTCCACCCAATCCATTTTTGGAGAACCGTCATCATCAGTGAGCAAAGCTCCGGTCTTGTCCTTTACCTGCTCGTAGATGTCATACTGGATGATCAGGCATTCACCCTTGTACTTGGAGGCTTTTATCTCGAAGCCTTTCAGGTGGATTTCCCTGTTCAAAATGTCATCAATGTGGTACTTATCTCCCGTGAGATTACCACTGCTGTTCGTTACTTCACTGAATGTTTTCATATTGAGAGTTTTTAATAAATAAATACTATTGCAATGCTGCATGAACCCCAACCGGCTGGATGCCTTTATCCGGATCTCCTCATCGCTCATTCCACGTTTTCGTAGTTTGGCCACCTCCCGGCAGAGGTTTTTCTTGTTCTGCTTGCGGGCGAGGCAATAATCATGGAACGTCACGTATCCCACGTAATTGACACCCCTGCTCTCTACCGGGAAGACCTGATAATTCGGCTTTATACTCAAAGCACGTTCATTATTCAAGTAGTGGTTGATAAACACGAGGGTTCCGTGGAGTTTCTCCTTGTTTCCATCCAGTAGGACAATATCATCGGCAAAGCGGTAATAGTACCGGATGCCCATTTCTTCTTTCATGATATGATCCAGTTCGGATAAATAAAGGTTAGCAAAGAATTGGGATAAATAATTTCCAATAGGCACTCCGTTCTCTGCCGAGTCCACGATACCGTCAAGCAAAGCAAGCAGCCGGGCATCTTTCAGCTTTCGGCGGATTACCTGTTTCATGATCTCGTGGTCTATACTCGGATAAAATTTGCGCACATCGATTTTCAGGCAGTACCGGGTTCCCTCCGGATCCGCTTTCAAATCACGGCGGAGCTTGTATAAAAGAGGGTGAATACCACGTCCACGGATACAGGAATAGGTATCACGGGTGAAATTGGAGAGCCATATCGGTTCAATCACCTGCATGATAGCCCAATGAACGACACGATCACGGAATGGCAGTTTGAATATCTTCCGCTCTTTAGGCTCGTAAATGATAAAAGTCTTGTACTCGGAGGTGCGGTAAGTACCGGTGATAAGTTCACGCTGGAGCTGTAATAGGTTCGCCTCCAAATGGGAGCCGTACTCTATTACTTCGCTTCGGCGAGTTTTGTGACGGGCGGCGTTGTGAAACGCCTGTTCGAGATTGCCATATTCGACAACTCGTTCAAACAAATTTCCATACCTTTTCATGGTCTGTTTCTGCGGTTCTGAGTGTCTGAGTGTCTGAGTGTCTGCTTTGCCTTACTCGGAAGCGTTCGAACCGTTACCGGCCTACCAGCGTCCTTTTGAGCGTTCGTCATCTTTTGCCAAGTGGCAAGGTCTTTCACCCCATCTAACCGTTTCCTAACTGCAAAGTATAGGGGAGCGGACACATTCGCATTCGAATTCGAGGCTGCATTGTTCGTATTCGTAGCAAACGCCCCTGCATTCGTGCCATTGTTAGCGTTAGCACCGGAGAGGCGGACACGAAGCCTGCGTCACACTAAGGGTAAAACAACCTGTTAAACTTGGTTTAACGATGCAAAGATAAGCCTTTTAAATACATTTACCCAAAACCGGCAAAAAAATCACAAAAATCGACTCGCCTTACGGCGAGTTCTGAAACCCGCCGAACAGCTTTTCCAAAACTCTCAATACAAAATTTCAAAGAACGTTCTTTTCCTCTTTCCGTTTTCCGTTTTCGTTTTAAGCCGACATCACCGGATCCGCATCGAAAAAGCAGAGGGGAGCGGACACAGTCGCATTCGAATACGAGGCCGCACCGTTCGTATTCGGCGCAAACGCCCCCGCATCCGTGCCATTGTAAGCGCTAGCACCGGAGAGGCGGACACGAAGCCCTTTGGATGATGCTGAATTCTCCCAAAAATAGTCACAGAAATAAGTCGAGGCGGTCGCTCCGATTTCGGTCGGCATGGCGCAAAGCAAGTAGTAACTTTTCTGTTTGATATAACCGCTGGTTCTCGGAACCTCGCAAACCTTGATAAGGCCGGAAATCGAATTGTCATCATAACCGGCATAAAGGGACGGGGCAACATAGACCTCAGATTTCTCATCACCCACGTTATCGATAAGCCCCCGGACAATCTTCCAAATATGACCGAAAGGATGTTTCAGGCCGAAGAACACCGGAACCTTTGCTGCATAATGCAACGAGCCGTCCTCCTTTAGCACGTTAAACGTGGTTTCACCGCAACCGTCACCCAGCTCGATACCGGCAGAGGTCGGAACAACCGGGTAATAACCCCACTGATCCCAATTCGGCATATTGGTGGTTCCGGATCCGAGGCCACCCTGATACAAACCGTTGCTGTCCTTTTCAGCAATCACGGCCTCCTGCATATTACGGGTTCCGAATATGATCATGAAAAGAATTTCAACCACCGCCTGAGCCACGTACCAGTTGGCATCCCAACCCTCGCCACGCTTGCGGGCATAAGTTGAAAAATTACGGTACTGCATATTGGTTGCAACCATCCCCAACTGCGTGCGGTAAGTCCCGTCCCGGCTTGCATCATTGTTTCCACCACGATATTGGGCGGCATCACTCACAACCGAACAAAGGATATTGTTCGTCCTGTCCATCACGCCACCACCGAGGGCGGAAAGGCCACCGGCGGGAATATACACGCACTGTTTGCCTTTGATGGGAGAAAGGGAAACGGCATAATATTTCAAATTACCCACTTTCCACTCGGCAAAATAAAAACCAATATTCCAACACCACATATACTGTCCCATCGTGCCGTCCAGCTTCGCCGGTGTACCGTCCTCGAAACGGTAGTGGTTCGTGGGATCCAGCTTGCGCCGGGTACGGTCATCCTGAACGAGGTAACAACCAAGTCCCAACAGCTCTGGCAGCTTGCGGAGCATATCGAGGCTGCCGTGATAACCGGCAGCCCGGTACGTGGAATTCGATTCATTCCAATAACGTCCACAAACGGCGTTTGCGGCGGTGGTAACCGCCTCGGACAAATTCATAACTTTGGACTCTCCGTCCGTGTCCAGCACCTCGATGCGCATATCGCTCACGCTGCCGGAGGCAGTATCGAGTTCGCTAATCTTCTTTCCGGCTTCAAAAGCCGAAAGCATCGCTAACACACGGGTTTCCTGATCGCTTGTCATATTTATCAAGTTTTTAAGTTAAACGTATTCTGCCTTTACTGTCAATCCGGATTTTACCGCCTCCGGTAAGGCGGACGGACGGAGCCTGAACCGTCACGTTTATGGTCTTGTACAAGTGGGTGGCCTGTGTCGGGATCACGTGAATCCGGCTCGTTCCGATTTTCAACGGGGTTACAACACCGGCGGGATCCACGCTCACGGCCACGTCATCACCCAAGAACAAAACATTCTGCAGGGAGTACGAGGGGAACATCTTGGCAACGATACGCTGAACGTAAGGATTACGCTGGGTGATGCGTTTCGTGTAGGTCAGTTCCATCCTCGTAGGAGCCAATGAAGCTGCACCCGATATGGATTCCTGCAGCTGCTTCATCTTCTCGATTTCGGCCTCTGCTGTGGTGGCCGTACTACTCGCACGGGCGGCAGCGGCAAGGGCTTCCGATTTGGCCGCATTTACAGAGCTGGCCTCCTTATTCGCCGTATCAGCTGCGAAGGACGCTTTCGTGGCGGCATTTGTGGCATTGGAGGCAGCTCCGTTGGCCGATTCCGTGGCTTTCTTTGCCGCTTCGGTAGCTGCTCCGGCAGTACCGGCGGCATCATTGGCACTTTTGGCAGCATTATTGGCCGCTGTGGTTGCCTTATCCGCATTACCTGCAGACGTGTTGGCTTTTGCTGCGGCTTCATTGGCGGCTTTCGTTGCCCCGCTGACCGCATCCAATGCCACGTCCTGCAATTTGGAGATAGGAGCCTCTACTACTTCCGGCACGCCACCGTTAAAGCGCAAGGCCGGAAGCGAGAGAAGCCCGTCCAACGAGGTGGCCACCGGTAGATCACCCACGCCTTTGGATTCGGCTCGGATGATCGCACGCACACGTTTGGCGATTTCCTGCAATTGTGCTTCTGTCAGTACCATAACTTATCCGTCTATCAATTTGACAATTTGTGCGTAACCGCCGGGATTCAAAACCAATGCGGCCTCTTTTATCATTAGAGCCTCCTCCGCCGAGATTTCAATATTTCCGGTGGATTGATAGATTTTAAGGCTCAAGCTGTAAGCACGGATTTTCTCGTCACCGCTCAAAGCATTCACCCTCTCATCTCTCCACTCCCCACTGAATAGGATCGGAGCAATGACATCTTTCATCAACTGCTCCTGTTCCACATCCGTACCCTCTACTTTTTTCGTGATCACCAACCCCTTATAATTCATAAAGGGAACATTCAAATTCACTTTCATAAATACCTCCTTTTTATCGTTACCAATCATTATCATTCATTGAACCTACTATCCAGCCTCTACCCAATAAATTAGACGCTGGCACAGGACTCATAAAATCCTCTATATTCCTACAATCGGCGATAGTACCGCCCGGCCATTTTACCTTATTACCGTTCGAATAGATATACACCTCACTATTTTGGTTATTGGCATTCATCACCGTTACCCGTTGACTTTTCATCCCGCTCAACAAATACCGGTACGTTCCTGAAACTTTTATAATCACCAAATCAACCGGAAAACCAGCAGCATCTCCGGAGGAGCCATACAACGGGATAGTATAATAGGTCTCGTTATTGGATGACGTGGCAGAAGACAAAGAGACATATACCTTACCGGTTTCCGTCTCCAAACCATTCACGTAATAGTAACCATAGCTGCCATATACCACCAGCGTATTGCGTTGCCTTGCCCCGAAATTACCACGACACCAAACATCAGAGGTATAGAAACGGAAAGAACGCTTTTTGTCATAGTCATAGCCCTGATGATACAGGTCACCGTTAAACCACATCTTTCCATCACTGCCAAAGGAGATGCCTCCGACAATATCCCCGTCATTATTCACGCAGTTTAAGGATTTGAAGGAACCCGACACACCGACAACCGTTCCGCTGAACTCGCCGTTCTTGGCGATTATCTTTCCATCCGTGGTGAATTGTACGTTGCCATTCGCAGTTACAAGCCCCTCCAGCTTGATATGCTTGGCGTTTATTGTCACGGAGTCCGCCGCTTGGTTGATATAGGAAACAATGGCACCACCATCCTCAAGCGTCTTGCTCGCCCATAACTTATTGCCGTCTGCAGTAGTAATCCACCCAGCCTTGCTGATGGTTCCGTCTATCGTATCCACCCGGCTAACAATGGCATTGATTTGTTGTGCCGTCACGTGAAAGCTGCTCTCGTGCGTGGTGACACGATTGCCAAGGACATCCACCCGGTCAATGGTAGCCCATAGCTTGTTGCCGTCTGCCGTGGTGATCCAACCGGCGGTCTTGATGGTATGGTCTATGATTCCCAAATCATCCTCCGCCTTATCGATACGGCTCACGATAGCATTGATCTGCTGCGCCGTCACGTGAAAGCTGCTCTCGTGCGTGGTGACACGATTGCCAAGACTGTCCACCTCGGTAATGGTAGCCCACAGCTTGTTACCGTCTGCCGTGGTGATCCAACCGGCGGTCTTGATGGTATGGTCTATCTTATTCACCTCCTCGGCCACGGCAAGAATATGCTCGGCGGTCTGCTCGAACTTGGTACTGACCTCTTTTTTATAATCCTCTAACGGATGATTGGTCAGGGTTAGCTGCTCGATATACAAGTCACCGGTAAATTTCAGGAGAAAATCACCGGTTCCGTTCCATACTCCTGATATCTCCAGTATATCAAAGCCCTCACCAGCCGGAATAACCTGCTCCACATAGGGAGCGGATCCACTGAAACCGGCAGTCAGGCTCCCCTCCTCGGCGCAATGATATTTCAAGGTTAGAAATATGACGCTGCCATCTTCCGGCTTGGTGATATCCGCATTCAGCTGGCGAATGTGACTCCGTTTGATCCGGAGCATGAAACGGCCATCGAAAGAGTCAATATCGGCCACCTTGTTTTTCTCGGAATAGAAATTCACGCCTAAATCAAGCAGCTGCCCTCCGATATCAAATAAAGCCATATCACTCTCACGCTCCCAATAAGCCATGTCATCCTGAAAGCTGGCGTTTTTCAAAAAGTTATCCTCCTCGGTCATCGTGTTGACAACGCTCTGCATGGCACTTTGCAGCATACCCTCCATTATCTCGAATTTCGTCCGGACATCCTCACCGGTACGCAGACGGAAATCACCCAGCAGATAGGCGTTGTTGGAATACAGACCATATCCCTGCAGCTGCCCCCACCAATAGGTAATAATACCGGCCAGACGTCCAAGCCGGAGACGCACGGCGTTGTCAGGATCCGTTTTCATCCCGTACAGGACATCAAGATACGGACTGCCCTCCTCAACGCTGGTTTGTTTGATAACCCCTTTGCGGTCTGAATTGGTGGCGGAGTCCACACGGGTAAGCACGTCACGAAAAACAACACTACCCTCATCGCCTACAAAATTCTTATAGGTGATGCTATCGAGCCGTTCCTCTCCTTTGGAGGTATCACCGACTTTGGCAGTGACCACCTGCAGTTCGTACTGCTTGATGATACCATCCACGGAAAAACGCTGAACCATCAGGATATCACCCGGACGGAAAGGGTTGTAAAGGACTCCTTTCTCCGTATCGAGATAGATTGTCTTTGTGCCCGCATCGATGTGATCGACACGCATCATGTCAGTTGTCAGACGGGTTCCGTTCTCACCCATCAGTTGTGAGATGACAAATTCATACACTCGCATAACCCCACGGACGGTCATCTCGTCCAGCTCCATGACGGCTTTCTTTTCCTTTACTCCTGCGGCATTAAGCACCTCTTTCCAAAACAATGCCCATCCGGTTCCGCCGGGGAAACCCGAAGTAAAGACCTCGGAGGAAAGCAGACCTTTGAAAGTGGAGTCTTTCTCTACCGTAAGGCTTTCAACAAGAGCCTCGCCGATAACCTTTATCCCCTTCAAAAAGGTTTCAAGCTCTTTCGCCGTGTCGGGTATGTCCTTTCTGAGGTATTTGTCTGCCGTTTCTTTTTCCAGCTTGCTCAAGGAATTTGCGATCGTGCGTATTGTCCGGACGGCGGAAAGGACGTTATACTCGGTGGGATCAATACTGTCCCAGCTTTTCAATACGGTCAGCACGTCCTTATTCAGCTGTTCCTTATAGGCTGCCTGAATATCCACGATATTACTCTCGATCTGATTGATACGCCCGTAATCAACCGCATACGTGCATTCAATATCCATATCTGTGGTATTATTCACCCGGCGGGAGATCTTGGTCACACGGCTCTCGTGAGTGCCGGTGGGGAAATAAATCTCATTCTCCAAAAGGACACGCCGCCCCAATTTCAAATCGATATGGTTCTCATCCAAATAGATGTAATCGGTTGGAGCCTTATAGACTGACGTATCAATGCTTATCGACTCGATATGCTTCTGAACGGCCTCCTCGAATTCTTTTTCCGCCAGCGGATAATACTCTTTAGGCATCCGTATGTTCCAAAGGATATACTCGTCACCCGGCTTCGGGATCAGCAGGCCGCCCGGTAGCTGCTGGTTCTCATACGGGAATTGCGTGATAATCTCGAACTCCTTTGTCTCGGAGTTGAAATTCACCTCAAAATCACGCCCGTTCAACTCCCCGCCTTGAAACGACACCTGTTTAACAAGCCCCTCGATCTCATACGTGTTCGGATCGAAATTCAACCCCTCATCAGTAAAATAATATATAGTGAACGCATTGCCGTCCTCACCTGTGGCCTCTTCCGTCCTGACACCGGTAACAGTACCGATTCGTTTCGGGAATATGTACGCAAAGGCCTCCTCCTCCGCCTGCTCCACGATTCCAAGATGGATATTCCTTTCCACGTAACGGACACCACCCGGAAGCTGCAGGCGGCGGTGACCGTAATCAGAGGCCACGATATTACGGGTACTGCCAAGAGGATACAACCGGGTAAAGAAAGGAACCGTATCATTCTCCACACGGGAAAGCCTGAGCAGCCCCTTTCCGTACCCCAAAGATACGGGAGTGCCGTGTTCACAACGGCTCAGATTGATAGTGGTTCCCTCGATCCACCATTCGGTATTGAAATTCTTGGCTATTTCCGAAAGGGCATCGAAACAAAATATCTTATCATACTCTATGTTTACATTAGCGGAGGACACCACCTCGCCGATAACCCAATTTTTCGTCCCCTTGATACGGTTTATATTGTCACATATCAGCTGCAGGTGTTCGGCAGCCGTGGCATCATAGGAAAAGGAAAGCTCATCGTCACCGTCCACCATCTTGAGGACTTTGGCCTTTTTAAGCTCACTCTCTATACCGTAGAACTTGCAGCTGTAGGCATACTCAACGGTGGATTTCTGCTCCGGCTTGTAATCCTCCAGCAGCGTGAAGCGTTCACCCTCAAAATCCACGTAATCATTCACGCCCAGTTCCACGTACTCGTAAAGGGTAAACGACAAATTCAGGATATTGTCATTCATCACTTCCTTTACGTGGCGGTCGGAGTCTGACGGCGATACCGCAGTCTTGAACACCCCTTGCTGGTTGTATATTTTAAGCTCCATTTTGAACGCTGTTTGAATAATGTTTGAATACTATAACGAGGGAACCGGTTCCCGAAATTTCACGCTGAATTTTGCGATGACCTCACCCCCGAAATCGGTCAGCTGGGTGTAATCCGTGCAATCCTTGTAGTACATCCGGTAACTCCTGCCAAGCTCCGGAGGGTTGATGGTCAACCATCCCTTATTACCGGCCTTGAGAAATTTCAGGAATGACGAATAACGGGACAGGAATTGCGCCCGGTCTGCCGCTATGATCGCAAATTGCAGGGTGACATCACGAGCCTCCCATGCGGGTAAAAGCGCATCAGGCAGTTTCTCCCCGTCTTTTTCCCGGAATGACACAGCCGTGTGCGGCTTTGCCGATGGCGGTTTCAGCAGGGCGGAGTAATTCTTGGTATCACCCGCTTTCTCCTCTGCGAGGAATGCCCCATAATCCACAAAGACATCAACCCCGTTTATCAGTAACAAGCCTTTTAAAATATCCATTGTCATTTCATCTTTAAACCGTTTTGTTTGATATCCCTTATCTCATCGTATATCTTTGGCAAGGCATCGGTGTTCGTCTTTATCTTATCGATCGTTTCCAATGCTCCGCCTATGCCCTCTGATATATTCTCCACGTTCTCATCGATGGAGGCATCGTGCATCTGCAGGGAGGTCATCAATCCCTCCAGCTTTGTACCCTGATCCTGTGTGAGGGTTTGGAAAGCACCGGCACGCCCGCTTTGGGTGGTAGTCTTTTCCTCATCGTTTTTCCAAAGATCATACCCCATAGCGGCGGCCTTGTCTTTCCACGCTTCCATCCACGATTGAGCCGCATCAACGTTATTCCCGATATTGTCATAAAAGCTATCAATCAGGTGCATGGCATCACCCGCAATCTGTTCCTCACTTTTACCGCTTCCATATACCGCCTTTAACTTTTTCTGCAGGTCATCGAACTTATCGGCAAAGAACAGGGAATATGCGATCTGCTCTCCGAGGTTCTCCAGCACGGAAGCGGCCTGATCCGCAAAATTCTCCAATGCCGTGCCGCTTCCCTTGATGGCGGAAGTGATGGAGTCGAGCATTCCCTGACCGAGGCTCCCGAACGTTTCCTGCAGATAATCCTCCAAAGCCTGTTCCGCCTCGTCCATCGCATCTTTCAGGTCGATCAGGTTCTCAAGATAGTTCCGGGTTTCATCGCTCATCTTACGGGTATCGAGAATGACTTGGAGCATCTCCGTATCCAGCTCGCCGTTGGCCTTTATCAGTTCAGGGTAAACATCAAGGATCCCGCTATAAACATCCTTTCCTTTTCCCCAGCCGAACAATCCCGTTTTTTTATGTCCCGTAACGATCTGCGCATCGTTCAACCCGCCAAAACCTTTCTGATAGTTCTCCAGCCGTTTGCGGTAGGTTCCGGCAAAATCACCCGTCATGCGCTCTATCCAGTTCATGGTGGGAGCGTCACCGGCCAGTTCTTCCTTGAATTGCGAGAGGGCATCACGATAGACCTCTATCGCATTAGCGGCCTTTGCTACCTGACGCTCCCCGAATATGTTCTCCGCCTTTTCGAGCAAAAGGTTCTGCTCCAGCAGTAAGAGGTTGTATTGCCGCTGGAAATCGAGCTTTGCCTTTTCAATCTCTTTTAGAGCCTCCTTGTGGCGGGCTTCCGCAGCAAAGGCCGAGGTCAGGAAATTTGCGGCCTCACCGATAGCCGCACCGATGCCACCGATCAAGCCACCCTTGGCGAAACCTTGTCCGATATTGGAAACCGCCCCCATCACCTGCTGCATACCGTTCAGGGCATCGGCAACCTCGTTGTCACCCATCTGGTCAAACATATTGGCAAGTTCACCAGCCGCCTCGGACGCTGCCCCGCTGATCGTACCGATTGCGCCGGACACCTCTTTGGCTCCTTTCGCACCTTTGAGTTCGGCAAAGCCTTTCTCAAATGTCTTGAAGATGTTCTCCCACTTATTATTGCCTCCCTTGCCGGTATCGAGCAATTTATCAAGGGCTTTTTTCAGCTTTTCAAGTTCTGCCGGACTTTTCTCTATGTTTTTCAGTTGATCCGGAGAGATGAACGTGATACCTTTCGCATCTCCCTTGCCGGATAAATATGCACGCAACTGCTTCGCCTGTGAGATAAGTTTCTGCAGTGAGTCGAAAGACATGGAAGAATAATCCCCAAAGAGCTTTTTAAAGAAATCATTGTCCTTTGAGATACTGTCAGCCTCCGCATCATTCACTGATTGGATGCCTTGTTTTACCTTTTCTCTTGCGACGGCTATCGCCCGGTCAATCTCCGCCGAGTTTGCCTCAGTCCGCTCCGCCTCCAATTTAGCGATATCATCATCACCTTGTTTCTTTATAGCCGCACGCTGTGCCTCATAGTCACGATATTTAGTCAGAAGTTCCTGCAGGGTTTCCTGCTGTTTCTTCTTTTTCTCCTCGTTATCCTTTTTCTCCTTACCGTCAATCTCTGCAACGGTGGCATCATATATCTGTGCAACCTGTATACGCTGGGTTGCGGCCTGTGCCGAGATATTGGCAAGCTGCTCAGGAGTAACTTTTTCCCCGGCGGCTTTCAGCTTGTTATAAAGTTCAATGCGCTGTTGCTCCTCACGGTTGATACGCTCTTTCTCCCGCTCAAAGTTCAACGATGCCTCCTCACGCTCCTTGTCATATCCCTCTTTCAGGATGGCGATACGCTGATCCTCTATCTTTTGCCGGGCTTTCAGTTCCAGCTCGGCGAGGTTGTTGGCCGGTTTCGCTTTATCCTTGTTGTTCTCAGGAGCCACGAACCCGCCGATACCGGATTTCTTTCCCAGCTCGGCATATTCCTCCTGCAGTTTCCTTGCCTCCTCCAGATAAGCGTCCCGCTGTTCCTCGGCGGCTTTTACGGCTGCATCCTTGGCCTCCTTATTATGTTTCTCGATCAACGTCTGAGCGTCAATCTGACCGTAAGACTCGCTTTGAGCCATATAAAGTCCCATTTTAGAGAACCAGCCCATCGAACCCTCGACATCGGATTCGGGAGTAGCCTTTACCTCGTTCACCTTTTCGTCCGCTTCCACCGCCTTGTTCACAAGGCTTTGGGCTTTCGCTTGCAGGAAAAGCATTTGGATATAGTCATCACTCTTTTGGATCAGCACATCGTACCACTCGGCAACGGTATTGTAATACCCGAAGCTCTCGCCGTATTTCCGGTTCAACTCCTCGACTTTAGCCTTTTCCTGTTCCTTACTGCCGGTAAAGTCTTTCAGGCTCTTTGTCGTATTTTCTATCTCGAAACGGGTTTTAATCATTTGGGCACGCCCGTCACTCTCTATTTTTACCCGTTCTTTCGCCTTTTCCGCCGCTTTCTCCTGCGCATCGCTGTATTTATCCCAAAGAACGATAAGCCCCGTTATTACGGCGGAAAGCCCTAATGTCAGAGTGGCCATCAAAGCGGTGGCCGCCGCATTGGAGATACCCAACGAAACGGCCAGCTTTGTATTGGCCGCCGTCAGCAGCTTTTTCATCTTGACAACGGTAACCAGCCGAAAAGCGGAATCCTTGTTCAGGGTATTCATGACTTGCTGCAGCCCCATAGTGACGGCCATGACGCTCTGCACACGGGTTTGTATCTTTATCAGATCCTCGTTTTCCGAGGCAAAAATCCCCATGACACCGGTGGCGGTCGTGAATAGACCGGACAAGCCGTTCACACCGCTCATCACTCCCTGCAAGGCAGCATCATCATTGGCGAGAATATTCGTTTGGGTACGCAGATCACCGATGGTATCGGCTAATACAGCGGCTTTATCGGCCATCTCCGCATACTCTTTGGTGTTCTGTTTGCCCTCCAAACGTAGGCGAGCCATCGCATCCTGCATCTCCCGGAGCTGCATGGAAAGCCGTTTGGTGGAAACGGATGCCTTGTCATGCTCCGCCTCAAGGGAGGAGAGAATGTTCTTGTCCTCCTGCAGGGCTTTGGTACAGGCATCTATCTCCGCACGCATCTCCAGCTGCGCCTTTCCGGGTGCAAGGTTGTCGTATTGCTTCTTTAAATCCTTGAGACAGGATTCAACATACTTGATCTGCTCTTTTTGGGCGGCAATACGGTCTGTGATGCTTTTAGACACCTGCTCGGCCTTATCTCCCAGCGTTTCGGCGGACTTGCCCGCCTTGTCAATGCCGGGAGAGAGCTTGTCTCTCATTATGAATTCTATCTCAACGGGTTTCATTGTTCTTTCAATCGTGATTGGAAAAATCCGGAAAGGCTTTTAGGTTTCCCTTTACCGCCTTTGCTTCCGGTTCGGTTGTTATCATTCTCTTTCTCGTAATGTGGCGCATCGGCAAGCATCATCCGGAGGGTTTGGTAATTGACACCCCAAAGAATGTATTTTACACTCCAGCCGGTGGCCGCAGCTATCTGCCACACTATACCAAAGGGGCTATGGGATCCGACATATTTCGTTCTTAACTCCCCTTTCTTTTTTGGCTCTCTCTCGGTTTCAGTGGATTGGATATCTGAACCGATTCGATAATACGCATAAAAGACTTTGTACCAAGCAAAGTGACAAAACGCTGGTTAGCACCCTGCAGGTACTTGTCAGGAACAAACCATCTCAAGAGCCATGCGACAATACCGGAAAACAATAGACCGGAAACCGCCCCACGGCAGATGGTCAGGGATACCATCTTGGAAACACGTTTGCCATGAATGGCAAGGAACGCCATCTCCTCATGCTTGTTGAACTGCTCCATCTCCTCGTATGTGATACCCAACTGCAGGTATAGCCTTGCGATCCGGATCTGACTCCCCAAGCAGGGACGTTTCATGGTTACCCTGATCGATACCGGTTTCTTTCTGAATGGCATCTTAAACTGCAAAAAAGGCAGGGAAACCCCTACATCAAGCAAAGCCTCCGCTGCCTCTATTTCCACGTTCTTTTTCATGGGTTACGCATTACCAGCCGCCTGACTCAACGTGAGGGTGGCCTTTTTGGTATTATCAGCCGCAAGGATAAACTCTACCGATCCGTTTCTCGCAGCCCCGGTATTGGCATCCGCCGTGATGGTAATCCTGCCGTTTACAATCTCAAGGCTGAAACCGGCGGGAACCTTTCCAACGGAAAACGCTCCGGAGGCTTCAATATCCACCGTCTTGCTTTCTCCACCTTTGGCGAATGACAAAGAGGTGGGCGTTATGGAAATAAATGGAACCGTGTCATCAAAGCTGAAAGGAGAACCTCCATCCAGCGGGTTCAACATTTCCATTTCACATTCGATACCCAGCGGATCATCACCGCCAATCTTGCCACGTACCACACCGTCCAGCGTCATGCGTTTCACCTCGATAGTCTGACCGGTTCCGCAGAGGATTTTCAATGTACCCTCCAATGAAACGGATTCCGAGGGAGCCTCCCATTTTGTACCGTCCACCGTTCCGCCCATCACGTCCTTACAGTTCTGAGGAACAAGTTCAATCAGGGTAAACTTTAGCAGATTGGTAGCATCCTTTTTCTTTATTTTCTTGACCGGGGCATTACGAACCTGTGCGGCAAAGAGCTTGATATATTCAGCGGCATCACCGCCCCAATCGATACCGTCATCAGAAACATTGCCGATCTTTTTACCATTGAAATAAATGGCATCAAGGAGCATCATGTATCCATCATTCACATATACTTTTGACATCGTTCTCTATTTTAAAAAGGTTAATATTCTATTCTTTAGTTTCTTTAGTGGAGAGGTAAGCAGCAAACCACCCACGAATCCGGCTAAAAGCCATTTATACCATGTAGCGGGAGGTTTTTCCTTGATACTTTCAGCGGCATCGCTCTCCGCCTTGTAGGTTTCATCACTCCGGCTGCTCGTCTGTTCCATCCGGGAAATAACCCGTTTTAAGCTATCCACCTCGTTGCGCTGTCGGAACACCTCACGCTCGTAAAAAAGGCATTGCCGGGCGATAGAGTCACATTTACCCTTAACCGTGATATTATCGCCATGCCTTTGCACGCTTACCGATGCCTGACCGTCTTTGGTCGTGTAGCCAGCACCATCCGGCAGGTTAAGGAGGTTCTGTATCGGAACATCCACTTTCGCCTCCGACTCCGGAATCCCCTCCCGTGTCAGGGCGGTTATCGTCTGTCCCTGCAGTAGTTCCCCCGTCCTCTGAGCCGTCACGTCTGACTGCTCTCCGGTTACTCCGGTGGTGGTTCCGCTTTTCGTCTGTTCCGTCAGCGTGTGTGACTGCTGGCTCTTGGTTAATTTCGCCGTGGCACATCCCATCAGGCAGAACACGGCTATAAGTAGCACGAGGGTTACCCCTCGGATTGGATTTCTCATCATTTCCTGTTTGTTTATTGATTACTTTTCTTAATCTCTCCACCTCTTTGGTAAGACGGGAGAGCTTTTGGATCATCTCCTCCTGATTCGCTTTCAGGTCGGCATTCTCTCTACGGAGTTGGATATTCTCATCCAATATCTTCCGGTTCTCACTACTGAGCATATTGATGGACGCCTGAAGCTGGGATAACATATCATTGTTCTGCTTTCTACGGCCAACAAACCATGTGAAGATGCTCCCGATAAAACCACCCGGCAGGGCGAACATTAAAAAATCCATCAGACCGTCCATCTCTTTGCTTTGTTATTGGTTAATGCCTATTTTCCTGAGCCATGCCTGAACGTCAAATGACGGGCACGCCTTGGCCGCAATCTCGTTATGACCGATGATTCTCACCCGTGGGAAACGGCGGTGGAAGTCTTTCACGTAATCCTCCAACGCTTTCAGCTGGCCGGGAGTACGGGTGTCTTTGGGAGTCTTGCCGTCAGCGGCCACACCGCCAACGTACACAATGTGCCGGGAAATGGAATTGTACCCTTTTGCTCCATTGGTAATCTCCCACGGATCCACCCGTGCGTCCTCGTTGTTCCGGGCCAATCGCTCCACCGTTCCGTCAAGGTGAAACATATCGGTATATCCCACCTGCTTCCAGCCACGCCCACCCTTACTCACCGGGTTCGTGTGCCATGCCCGGATATCGTTACCCGTTACCTTACGGCCTTGAGGCGTGGCGGTACAGTGGATTACCAAATATTTCAATTCTGCCATAACCTTATCCCGCTGCAGGGGTTCCCTGCACTAAAGCGATTACACCCTTTTTATCTTCCCGCATGATACGGCCACCGGCACGTACAAGGAATGAATAAATATCACCGTAATAGGTTGCGTCACCCTCGTTCTCGAACGCTTTCACCTCACCCAGCGCACGGCAGACGCTTTGCTCGTGCCATGCAAGACCGGCGGCGAGGTCGGTGGCTGCACCGGCGGTACTCCATGTTTTGGGAGCTTTGGCCGCAGTGTAAAGGGCTGCCCTGCTACGCATCATGATATTAAAGCTGAACAGCTTACCGAGGATACCGTTCTGCGCATCGGCGGAAGCGAGGAACGCCGTGTTCTCGTTCTCCGTCAGGCTATTCAACAGCTGGGAGTACATCTGCGCATCCAGCAGCAAATAACGCCCCTCCTGCGGAATATCATCATTATTGAACTTGGTCATCAAGCCCAACACGTCTGCCTTGCAGATACCTTTGCGCTTACCGGTGGCCTTATCTGTGTAAGCATCAATCTCCGCACCGGTGGTTTCAATGCACTGTGCGGCGGCGGGACTCCAGTTGAAAATGAAATCGAGTGCCACATCATCCTGCAGTTTGAGTTTATCCTGACGCAGGACGGACTCCCGTTTGTCATAGCTGAGTTCCACCGTGTCGGCGTTAGGGATAAGTACCGGATCAGTGGTGTATTCATCCAGCGGGAACGTCACATCGATATCCGTTCTTTTGGTTACCTTAGCGGGAAGTTCGGTTCGGTTTTTCTTGGTTCCGGATGCTGCACCGGCATTCGGAATGTGAACAATTTTTCCGTTGTTCACGTACTCATCGGCGTTGAACGCCTTGCTCAGGAAGCTATTGGAGGCAAACAAGCCCTCCACGATAGCCGCCATCCAAATTTCTTTCTGAATTGCCATTTCTATTCTTGTTTTACTGGTTAATAATTACAGATTCGGTTCGATGCCGAAACGTTCCTTAAACTTGGACTTATACAAGTCCGGGGCGGCATCTTTCAGCTCAACGAGCTTACCGGCCTTATCCAGTTCGTCCCATGACTTGTCTTTCCAATCACCGAGAGTCACACCGGATCCTTTATCCGTGTTGATTTGACCGGCCACGTTTGCACGACACGGGATAGCTGCCAGCATAGCCTTTGTTCCCTCGAAATCCTTATCGAAAAGGTTCAGCAGGTTCTCACGGCCTTTCGCATCATAGCGTCCGTCTTTAATGGCCGCATCGGTCAGGGAAACCGCCTCCCGCTTTTGGGATTCCTTTTTGGCCTCGTTCATTTTATCCACTGCGGCGGCCAGCGTCTTGTTTTCTTTTTCCAAGCGGTCGGCATTGGCAATGATTCCCTGAATGGCGGTTACGATTTCCGCCTCGCTTGCAGAGTCCTGCAGCTTCAATACTCCTGTAAGTACGCTCATTTTTAATTGTTTTTTTGGGTTATTACTGTGATCTATCAACCGGATAAGATTACCCTTATCATTCAGGTCGATAATCTGTTTGCTCTCTCTGTCATAGAATACCAGCGCATTGTGATTGGCTCCGATTGTAACGACACTGCCCTCCCGAACCGTCCATCTCGTAACGGTAGGGAGTGTTTGTCCGGGGAGCATCAGGTCATAGGCATCGCTTTTCTCCTCCGGAGGCCACGCACCGATAGAGGCCATACGGATAAAGTCATTCTCAACTTTACGCTTTACCTCTGCGGCACGGGCATCTCCCTCATCGAACACGGCATCGGCTAAAATCTTACCTCCCTCAACACGGATATTTTCCCACCGGCCAATCGGCAGGGAGTAATCATCGTGATTCAAAAGCATCACGGGATTCTTTTTAAACTCCTCCAAATTGGCTCCGCTGGTGAGCATCCTAAACCCGTAGGTGTTCACCGACTCATCGTGTAATACAAAGGTTAATTTACCCATTTCGCTCGTTTGATTTTGTGACAAAATTCAGGGTAAAAAACGGGCTGTACAAATCGGTCTGTAACGGTTTCAGATTAAACTGCAACCATTACAGTTTAAACGTAAAACATTACAAACCAATTATTTTCACTCATTACAAGGCTTTACCTTTGGGCTATTAAATGATATAGTCATGGCGGAAGAATTGAAAGCAAATCAACGGAAAGAATGGGCGAAATTGATGTATCTCAAAGAGAACATCACCCAGCAGGAAATTGCAGACCGGGTAGGTGTTTCCCGTGTCACGGTGAACAAATGGGCTAAGGAATGGGAGGGCTTAAAGCTCAATCTCCTGCAGACACGGGAGGAACGCATCAGCTCCACGCTCACGCAGTTGGACGAACTTGACCGTTCCATCGCAAGCAAGGAGGAGGGCAAACGGTTCCCGTCAGCGGCGGAGGCCGATATCCGGCGCAAGCTGACGGCTGACCTTGAGGCATTGGAGCAGGATGCCTCCATCAGGGATATATACAACGTGTCCCGTGGGCTGCTCGATTGGCTCCGGCAGCAGGATCTCGAAAGGGCAAAGGAATTGAGTGATTATTTCGATGCGTACATAAAGGAGAAAATGAAATGGGTAAAATAGATGATATTCAGGCGTACAAGGAGTGGACTGAATACCACCGTTCACTCAAAAGGGACAAAGCCGCCGACAACCTCTCGCCGGTGGAACGAAAAAAGAAGCTGGAAAAGCTGGAGGCGAACGTCATCGAGTGGATCCTTTTCTTTTTCTCGGAATTCGCAAAGTACCCCTTTACCAAATTCCATAAAAAGGCCATCAAACGCATCACCACGAATATGGAATGGTACGAGGTTCTATCGTGGTCACGTGAGCTGGCAAAATCCACCATCGTGTTCATGTGCATGATGTACCTCGTGCTGACCGGAAAGAAAAAGAACGTGCTACTCATCTCAAACAGTCACGAGAACGCCGTCCGGCTTTTGGAACCTTATAAAAAAGCCTTTGAGAGCAATTCCATGCTAAAGGCATATTATGGTGATTTGAGGGAGTTCGGGAGCTGGACGGCGGACGAATTCACGCTCACTACCGGGGCAACGTTCCGGGCTATCGGTGCGCTGGAGTCACCCCGTGGTACGAGAAAGGACGCTGTACGTCCGGACACGGCTCTCGTGGATGACTTCGATACGGATGCAGACTGCAGGAACCCGGACATCCTGAAAAAGAAATGGGAATGGTTCGAGGAGGCTCTGTTTCCAACCCGATCCATCAGCGAGGATTTGCTGGTGATATTCTGCGGAAACCTGATCGCTCTCGACTGCTGCGTGAAACGTGCCGGTGATAAAGCTGACCATTGGGATATCGTGAACATTCGGGACAAGGATGGCAAATCCAGCTGGCCGGAAAAGAACACGGAGGAACGCATTAACCGCATTCAGTCCAAAATCAGCACAAAGGCGTTCCAGCAAGAATACATGAACAACCCGCTCTCCGAGGGTGACACGTTCAAAGAAATGGTATGGGGCAAATGCCCGCCACTCTCAAAGCTGCAGTTTGCCGTTGTTTACGGGGATCCGGCTCCGTCCAACTCAAAGAACAAGGCCACCTCTTTCAAAGCCTGTTTCCTTATCGGGTATTATGACGGTAAATTCTACGTTTACACCGGTTATCTTGACCATGTGGTAAACGAGGAGTACGTGAACTGGTATTATTATCTTCGGGATTACGTGGGGCAAAAAACGCAGGTATATAATTACATCGAAAATAACAAGCTGCAGGATCCTTTCTATGAACAGGTGTTCGTTCCGCTATTTAGCGAGAAAGGAAAACAACTCGGATTTATCGGGATCATACCGGATACCCGGAAGAAACCGGAAAAGTTTGACCGTATCGAGGGAAACCTTGAGCCGATCAACCGGCGAGGACAACTCATCCTCAACATTGACGAAAAGGATAATCCGCACATGAAAAGGCTGGAGGAGCAGTTCCTGCTCATCAACCGAGCTATGAAATCACCCGCTGACGGCGTGGACTGCATCGAGGGTGGCGTGTGGATCATCAACCAAAAGATAAGCACGCTCTCGGCTGGATCCTACACCGTGGGCGCACGTGTAACCAATAAAAAGAGATTTTAATCATGGCATTTATCACACCCAAAGAATTGGAAACGCACCTCTATAAAGAGAATATAGAGGCTATCAGCAGGGAGGATGAAACAATCCTCACGGCAGCCATAGACGCTGCCCTGCAGGAAGCATACGGATATCTTGGTGCGTATGACCGCAAAAAGATTTTCGAGGCCACAGGGAGCCAAAGAAACGCCCTCCTACTCATTTTTGTAAAGGACATAGCCGTGTGGCATTTCGTGAACCTATGCAATGCCGGTACTGACCTGCAGCTCCGGCAGGATAGGTACGAGCGTGCCGTGGCATGGCTCCGGCAAGTGCAGAAATCAGACATTAAGCCTAACCTCCCCATTATAGACGAGGACGGTGACGGGAAACCGGATACTGCAGGTGAATATATCTACGGGAGCAATCCCAAGCGTAATCAACATTTTTAATATATGACTATGGCGAACAAGAAAAAAAAGACGGCCACGACAAATGCCGGGGCAAAATCAAAGGAGCAGCTGGTCATCCATCAGATCGTAGTCAAGGCTCCCCAGCGGAAAGTGTATGACGTGGGGAATTGGCGGACGGCTCTCTCCTCTGCAGACAATGGACGAACAAAGCAGCTGTATGACCTGCTCGATGATATCATGATTGACGGCGTTTTGAGCGATGCCGTTCAAAAGCGCATCGATGCGGTCACGAACTCGGAGCTTACTTTCCAAAATGCGGCTGGGGAGGAAGTGGAGGAGATCGCAGACCTGATGGACACCACCGCATGGGAGGATCTGCTGACTGAAATCCTGAAAAAGAAAATATACGGGCGTTCAGGCATTGAAATGACCTTTAATGACGGTTTCAACGTGGAACCGATTCCGGCAAAGCATATCAACCTGAAAAACCGCACAATCCTCCGGCAGGACACGGACGAAATAGGCATACCATACGAGGGAGATTCACAGCTGCTCATTCTCGGCAAAGACCGGGATTTCGGTTTGTTACTCAAGGCGGCTCCCTATGCCATCTACAAACGTGGAGGCTTTGGGGATTGGTCACAATGGATCGAACTTTTCGGGATGCCCCAGCGCATCGGTAAATACAACACGTATGATCCGGAGAGCCGCAAGCTGCTGGAGGAGGCTTTCGATAAAGCCGGATCCGCACCGTATGTGGTCATCCCAAAAGAGGCGGATGTGGAAACCAAAGAGGGCGGAACGGGTTCAGGATCCTCGTACAACGAATTCCGGCAGGCCAACAACGAGGAGATGCTGATCACTATCCTCGGACAAACCATGACCACCGTACAGGGAGAGAAAGGCGCACGTTCATTGGGTGAGGTTCACAAGGAGGTAGAGGAGGGAAAGAATAAATCTGACCTCCGGTACGTACAGCGTGTCCTCAACCAAAAGGTACTCCCCATGCTGGAGGCGAGAGGGTATCCCGTTGCTGGCGGAAAGTTCATTTTCCCCAAAGCGGCGGAGCAGCTCTCCGTTGCCGAGGTGGTGCAGCTCTCCGACATCATGGATATCCCGCAGAGCTACCTGCATGAAAAATATTCGATTCCCGTGCCTAAAGACGGGGAGCCGGTCGCAAAACGTGCCTCCGCTCAGTTCGATATAGGAGAGGATTCGGAGGAGGACACAATCAGTAATGCAGACCGTAATTTCTTTATGCGCTTATGGGATTTTTTCGTGCAAGCCCCGCAGGTCGGGGCATCCATTGGAAAAGCCCCCATCAGGCTGAATGATAACGCTCCGATGTCGGAAAAGCTGGCCGCAAGGATTGCAAACGGCGAAACCGGGAAGTTCGATGCGGAGTTGTTCTCCTTTATTGCTACCGACTTTTTGAACGGTGTTCAAAGTGCGTTCAAACGTTCAATGAACCATGCGGATGTAAGATTCGCATACGGCCTGCAGGATGACGCTTTCATCACCGCTTTGGAGATGAACCTGTTTCATTTCTCCGCCGGTAAGACGCTGGCGGAAATTCAGGAGCTGAACAAGGCGTTCAGGGAGAGCGGTAATTTTCAGGAGTTCTCCAAAAAAGCGGAGCAAATATGTGGCACGTTCAATAAAACGTGGCAAAAGACGGAATACGAAACGGCGGTACTAACGGCGGAGTCCGCCAGCAATTACCACCGGCTCATGGGAAAAACGAAAATGTTCCCTTATTGGAAATATGTCACTGCCGGGGATGAAAAGGTAAGGGAGGAACACCGGAAGCTGGACGGGGTGATATTACCGGCCAATGATCCACGGTGGAAAAAGATATTCCCGCCCAATGGCTGGAAATGCCGTTGCCGGGTGGTTCCGCTCATGAAACACGAGGTAGAGGGTATAGACATCAACGCCATGCGTGCCATTGTCGATGAATACCTCGGTACGAGTGAATGGAAAATGAACGAGGCTCAGGGCTGGGATTCAAACCGGGGAGAAACGGCTGAGGTGTTTTCCAAGAACCAGCATTATATCCGCAAGTTTCCCGATAAAGCCGCCTCCTTGCTGGGTGACCTGCATTATAATGATTACGGGCTGGAGTCCTTTGGAAAGAAAGCGGCGGCAGCGACCGAAAAAGCACCGGTGTTTGCCGGGGATCCGAACCAGTGGAGGGATTCGCATCAGGTGATGGATGACTACAAAGGCCGAAAGGTGCAACTTACGGAGGAGGTGTTCAAACGCCACACCACAAAGAAATACGAGGAGGCTCGTGTTCCTCTCGTGGAGTGCATCCCGGACGTGCTTAAAAACCCTGACGAGGTATGGATAAACGACTATCAAAAGAAGTTCGACAACCTGAACTTTATCAAGTTTTACGAGGATAAGGTGATTAACGTGGTTTGCGAGGTTAAGAACGGAACGCTCTATCAGGTCACGACATGGTTCGAGATAGAACAAAACGCCAACATCAAGGTGAAAGGCCGCAGGAGCAGAAAGATAGATCCACGATGGAGATATCGCCGTGGTCTGCTTATCAAAAAGTAAAAGGAGGCTCTGAGAACCTCCTTTTATATACGGATTAACATCCCGCTCCGCCGTATAAAGCCCGGACTTTTTGATGCCCCCGTCATCCGTCAGGTGTTGGCATATTCGATTCATCCCCGGAGCGATATGCTTACGGAAGCAAATATACAAAATTATTTCAATATGAATATCAAAGAATTAAATAATTATCTGCAATCGCTCCCGGAGGAGATAATCTCCGATGCGGCAGAAATCGTGGCGGAAACGGCCACGGAATACTATAAATCAGCTTTCAAGAAGAAAGCATTTGACGGGAACCCGTGGACTCCGGCAAAAGCACCGAAAACAACCGGTTCCCTGCTGATCGACTCCGGTGCGCTGGTGAACAGTATCAGACCGGCGGTGATAACTCCCCAGCGGGTGGTTATCTCTGCAGGGAATGAAAAGATAGATTACGCTCAGGTACACAACGAGGGATTCAAAGGTATAGTACCCGTACCGGCACACACCCGGAAAACAAAACGGAAAGATGTACCGGTCAAGGCGCACACCCGGAAAACTAACATCCCGAAACGTGAATTCATGGGAGATTCCGAAGAATTGAACGAGCAGATACACGCACGGATAGAGGGATATATTGACTCACTTAACAATGAATAGCTATGAACAAAGAAATTTTTATTGCCGTTTGTGACCGGCTGAAAACAGAAGTACCCGGGCTCCGGTGGATAGATGCCGAGGAGGGACAACTTAACACGGGAGAGCGGCCTGCTGTGGCTTTCCCGTGCTGCCTGATAGATATATCTTACCCGTCCTGCGAAACCCACATGGGTGGACGGCAAAAGATAAATGCGCAAATACAACTTAGGGTGGCCTTTCAAGCCGGAGGGAGTACAAATGCGGCAGCCCCTAAACTTGTCAGGGAACACGCTCTCTCCTGCATGGACACGTTGGATAAGATACACGAGGCTTTGCAATGGTGGAACGGCGGGAACCTTTTCAACCCGATGCGCCGCCTCCGGGGTGCGCCGGAAAAAAGAGCGGACGGTCTGAAAGTGTATAACGTGATCTATGAAACCGAGTTTATGGATTAGTTCCAATCAAAGCCGGGAAACATCGCTTTGAGCTTGCGGGTGGACGCTTTGGAACGCAGGAGTTCATTGTAAAAATCATCCTGTTCCACCAGCGTGTTGCTGATGGTTCGCTCTTCGACAAAGAACTCGTTATCGGAAAGGATTCTCAGCACGTCATCGAAGCGGCGGCGTTTGATCTCAGTCCAATAGTAATAACGGGCGGTCATGATGCGGTTCCGCTTTTCGAGGCGGTCACGGCGGGAGGTGATGGAAGCATCGGAGGAGGCAACCGTGCGTGTTCTGCGGCGGTTACCGGCTTTCTCTATTTCCGGGCAAAAAAACGGTATTACGAGCTGCTCCTGCATATTGATTTGATTACTTAATACAAAGGTACATTATTTGCACCATAGTACGAAAAAAGTCCGCTGAAAATTAGGATTTCAGCGGACTTTTATTATTGATTAAAGGGCTTTTACATTGCAAGCATACCCTCTTTGTCATCCTTACCCGGAACGAACGGCTTTATAGTGGTTATCACCGAGCTGGTCACTTTCACTCTGCCGGATCCGAGGCAGGTCGGACATTGGCAGGATCCGGATACCTTTGTCCTGTTCTCATCGCTGTACTCGAATACAACGCCTTTTCCCTCGCAACGCTTGCATACAGCCACACGGGTGGGAATATACCGGGCTTTCGCATTATTCGTCTGTTCCATCTGATTCCTCCTTTATTATGGTTAATTCTTCACTTGATTTCGGGTGATACATGAAATCGGTTTTGAGCTTTTTGAAAACCGTCAGTTCCACCTGAAAATTCTCAAATTCCTTGTTCCGGCTGGAAAGCTGGCGTTTGATGAACTCGGTAACGTCACGTTTCATTTCAGGAACCGACATCTCGACACCGGTTTCCGGCACGTATAAGCCCTCAAGCCGGAGCTTGCGGTAACCTCTGCGGTGGATTTGGAATTGAACTTTGTATATCATGACCGTCCCTCCTTATGCTTCTGTCATACCCAGAGGAATGGTCACCCACATACCGTCCTCGTTCTTCATTTCCGCTCTCACAAACTGTTTGCTGATCGCTGGCTGGTATGCCTCCTCGATGATGCGGACACCCTCCATGAAACGGTCATTGTTGCTTTCTTCCGCAATCTTACGGAGCTGGACGATACGGCTGGCTTTTAACGTGCCTTTGGCATCACGTGCCAGCAGCTTCAAAACCATGCTCACGAGTGATTTCGTTTTAGCATTGTCGGCGAGGCTCTCGATGTATTCTTTCACGATCACGATTCCGTCCTCCACCGTGTCACGGTAGCCGTCCGTCACGTACACTCCGAGAGTGATGCGCTTGGTTCCCTCCGAATTGGTAAAGGTATGGCTGCGCTGGTCATCCTTTACGACTTTCAGAACCTCGCATTTCATGTCAAGGATACTCTTAAAGTTCTCCAGCACCGTCTTTTTGGTTTCCTTGATATCCTCACTCAAGGAGAGGAGTACCGGGATTGCGCTGTTCACTTCATCATCCACCATTTGGCGGTACGTTTCACGTTCGGCTTTCGCCTTTTCCTGAGCCTCTTTTTTGGCCTTTTCTTTACGGAAAGCCTCGAATTGAGCCTTTTCCTCTGCCGTCATTTCAACGGTCTGCTTTTCTTCAATCTGTGCCATAATATCACATTTTAAATGGTTTATAAATAAGTTAATTGAGTTCTTTCTTTGCTTTCTGCATATCCTTTTGCCGGATGGAGCGGATCCGGAGCAATACCGCATCCAAATCATCAGCGGACAACTCCCTGAATTTCTTTCCTGCGATACGAACGCCCAAACAAAAGTTATCCACCGCCGCCCAATTTGCCGTATCAATACCCATCAACTGCATTTGGTGGAGAACGGCAGAGCGTTTCTTTTTCAGAACCTCGTAACTGACCGGACGGCTGGATCCGGTCTGCTTCTCCATCTCCCGTATCATCGAGTTATATTCACTCAAAGTCATTTCTCTCAGTGAGTCCGTCCGCCCATTCGTAAAGCTGGATACAAGCTGCAGCTTTAAACCGTCCCTGTCAGAACAAGGCATTTTCGCCAGCAGCGTCCAAAAACGTGAATAACTGTTTGTCTTTGCCATAATCAATCAAGTTCAGGGGTTTCACTCTCTTTTAGGGATTGCAGAACGTACAATTCGGTAATGGCCGGGTTCGTCCCCAAATTACTTTCGCCGGAGTCATAGGCCAACTCAAATTCACGCTGACAAATGGCTCGCTGCTCCTGCAGCTTGGATGCCGCATACTCTTTCATGGCATCGACAATACGTTTCAATTCTTCGGGAGAGAACTTTCTGCCGAGTTCCTCGTTCTTTTTCAGGCTGAATACCTGTCTTAATGCTGATAACGCTTTCATATTTGCACGACTTTTACAGGTTGTTGTACTACTTTTACCATTGCCTCCGGCACATCCTTGATGATAGCTGCGGCCAGCTCCGGGTTCCGGAGTTCAACCACCGCCCAATCATCTTTCTTGGCCGGGCTGATCAGCAATTTCTCCGGTCGGTTAAAGCAAGTCCAATTCATAAGGACTGTACTTAAAGAGGCCACCGGTAAGCCTATTTGATAAAGATCATTTCCCATTGATTTGCTTGTTTAAATTGATCTTTGAACCGTCATCGTACCCGGAACAATAGGCGGAAGTGTTCACTTTATTCCGGTTCTTGGATTTATGGGTGGTTGTGCCTATCGATTGAAAATAATCATCAATCAAATGGTTGTGACACAGCATCAGTCCGGTTTCCTCCGCTGTTTTCCGAATGCTCTCAAATTGTTTCCGCAAACCGGTGCAACATCCCAACAAATAAGATTTTATATAATTCCGTTTAAACTTCTTTGTCCGGTAATACCCTCTGCGGGTAGCCACATACTCGGTGCAACGTTCTACCGACAACCGGCGGAATACAGACCTCAAGTAATTATAAAGCGAGAGCACAACTTCCGCATTTTCCCGTGTACCGACTACCACCATGTAAGTCGTACCTCCATGCAACAAAATCCGGCAAAAATTATACTCGCATATAATCCGCAACAAATCCCTTTTCCAAATATTCCCATACGTGTCCTGATAGGTTATTTTCTCCGATTCACTCACGGATATCATATTCTTTTGTTCTTCCGGGGTAACATCCATCAATGACAAGTTATAGGATGTCAGCAGCCGGTTTACAGCCTCCGCAGCTGCATGGGCTTCTCCCTCGGATCCGATTTTTATGGCGGATTCTTTTAACCGGAGCAGCTTTCTAATTTTCGCCAATATATTTTCAGGTACTTCTTTTTCCATCGTTCATTCTATTTTGCAGGTTTCCACTCGATAGTTATCACGGCATCGAGTTTACCGCTACCTTTGCAGACCGGGCAATCAACTTTCACCCGTTCCCGTTGTTCCTCTCCCCAAAAGAAACCGTTACCGTGGCAATAGCTACACCGGTGGCCTTTGCTGGAGATACTTTCTTTCTGATTTCCCTCCCCGATAAACATGGGAGGCGAAATCGTTATAACTTGATTATTTTTACTCATTTCCGTTCGTTTTAAGCGTTATCTCCCCAATATCTTACCGCACCCTCATCCCAAATTGTAAAATGCCCCCCGGAGCCGAAAAAGCGGCCTTTCGAGAAAGCCCGAAACCCCTCCACGTAAATTTTCAGGGCGGCATCATACATCACTTTCTTTGCGCTCCGACCATCAGGGTTCCGGCCATCTGCATGGCTGATAAAAATCAGCAGCTTGTTCCGGTGCGCCTCCTTAAATTTGATGTATTCTTTATAGCTCATTTGGGTGTATTGGAAACTGTCAATGACGTAAAAATCGGGGCTTTTATGCTTATCCATTCTTTCACCAAGCTCGGACATCGGCTCACAGTCAAGCAGCTGGAAACGGCGGTTTACCTCGGCCATGTTGAAACGGCGGAGCGTGTTCTGCATGGTGAGGCTCGCACCCTCTTCGAGGCTGTCATAAGCCACCCGCCCAAACTTTGCCAGCTCTTTACAAAGCTGCATGACAAAGCTGCTTTTCCCGTTACCACTATTGCCCCAAATAAACCAAACGCCAATCCGTTCAGGCTCTCCGAAAGCGTCCGCCCATGCGCCTGTCAGCTTGAGCGTTTCTTTCTTCATGCTTACTGCTTCTGTTACCGATAATGCCCGTGCCATAAATCAATATCTGAAATCTGTAAAATGAATAATCACTCCCTCGAATGTGTTGGAGGTCTTAAAAAACCAGCTCACGAAATCATCGAGAGTCATCCCGTCATTAGCAGCCAGCTGCTCCACGTTTAGGATACGTTTTCCGTCTATGAAAACGGTCGGCTGCTCGACATCGGAGTCCCATGTCATTTGCACCTGCTGGATACCGATTTTTTTCAACCTTTTCACCTCCAGCTGCGGAGTATGATAAGGACGGCCAATCCACCGGCGGATAGATAGCTCCGCATTATGGGAGTTGATAAGCTCCATGTTGTACGCCCATTTGCCCGGATCCTCACGAAACGTGTGGATCTTGGTTCCTTTAATCACTTTCTCAGGAAAGCCGGTGAGCTGGCCTCTTTTCAAATGGCCTGCCGGGAACCGGCTTGCGAGTGGTAAAACAATTTGTTTCATATACTTTTTGAATTACGTTCAAACGCCATTCAACCAGCGTTTGAACAGGTTTTTATACTATTTCGCTGCCGCCACCTTTTTCTCCCGGTGAATGGCATCTTTCACGCATCGCAAATCAAACTCCGATTTCTCCGTCACATCGATCACGTTTGCAATAAGTTTTTTATCCATCAATCCGTTGGCTTGGCAAATGGCAAATACATCATTACAGGAGGTTGGTTCCAGCTTAAAGAACTTACGCCCAATGCGGGAATAAATCTCGTTATAGCCTTTCCGGTTGTGGTTCAAACCGCAGTCAATACGATGCTGGATGTAATCGGTGGATAAGAAAGTAATCCCGCATTTACCCTCCAACCGATTATACAGGTTGATAAAGTAGTGGAACACGTTATCGTTCAACTTGTCACCCTCATCGAACACCAAAAGCGGATTTTCCATCTGTATGATGCTCTCGATGGCCAAGTCCAATATTTCACGGATACGCATCCCGCAAGTCTTAAAACCGAGTTTACGGGCGATCTCCCGAACAAAATCACCTTTCCGCATATCCTCATCACAAAGGATGACGAACACCTCATGATTCTTTTGAGCGTACATGGTGGCTGTCGTTGTTTTGCCACATCCCGCACCACCCACGATCCAGCGGACTTTTTTAAACTCCTGCGCATCGCTCAGGGCATACCATATTTCCTGAAAGGAGTTCGTTTCCACGAGCTGCCATCCGGTGGCTGCAGCTGCTGGAGTAATTTGAGCGATGATATTGCGGAACATATCATCACTGATACTCTCATACTTGCCGTTAATCACGGCACTCAGTGTCCCTGCAGACACGCCGTTCAAACTTGCCGCAGCCTTTTTTTGGCTGGAATACTTCGCTGCATATACCCGGAGAGCCTCACGGATATCATCTTTCTCTTTCTGTGTCATTGTACTGTTCATTTTATATTAGAATTATAATTTTCCTGCTACTTTCTTTTCATTCAGGCGGATATCACCATTCAGCTGGTCAAACGTGATGTTGCTTATTAGCTTTGTCACCTTACCGGCGGAGAGCTGTTCCGGATCCTGACTGTACCGGCGGACTCGGCGTTCAATTTCACGCTCCGTTTCGCTCTTTGCACCTTTCAATTTCGGACGTTTGAGTCCCTGTTGTTCCATACTCACGCCATGCGCCTGCTCGATGATACGTGCATCAACCTGACGCTCGATGCGATCCTCCGTGTTCGCCTCTATATTCCGGCGGATAAAGGACATTTCACCCTCGGTCTGTTCCTGAATATTCCGGTGGATAACGATATAAGGCTCTGCAGTCCGTACAAATCGCAGCTCTCCTGCTTTATCTTTCTTGTATAGCCGTACCGAGGTATGATCATAAGGATCATACATGGTGTAGAACTTTTGCCCTCTATTTTTTCTTAGGAATTCGTGATCAGGCACACCCGGAACCTCGTAAACCTCGTATGTAAACTCACGTTTTTTAATGGTTATTTTCAGACCGTTATCTGTATAAGTGGAGGGCTTATCAGTCATCACCCAAAACATCTCGATCATGTCGAGAACGCCCACTGTCGGGGTATCAGGATTCACGCTGTTTCGGTACATCTCGATGCGGTTCATCCCGGTAGCAAAATGCTTGCTTTCGTTCCATTCTTTCCGGGCGGCAGCGTATGCTGCTTTCAGTTCGGCCAAAGTGTAAAGTTTATCCTTGTTTGCCTCGATACGCTCTAAATTCGGGCGGCTCGTGTCCTTTTTGGTGGTGATATTTTGACCGGTGAACCTCCAATCCTTATGCAAAACCTCAGCCTGAAAACGTCCGAAAACGCTCTCTATCGTTTTGGATTGCCCGCTGTATGGAGCCGTGGTTCTATGAACATGGCCGACAATCTTATCAAAGAAATGGCTATTCTGCAGTTTCTTGTGGCCTCCCTGATTATCATGCACCAGCTCGTAAGGCTTATGACCTGATACCTGAATGGCCATGCGGTAGGCATTATATTGCGCCTCGTAGTCCTCGCTGTCTGAAATGTGGTATCCCAAAAATACCTCCGAATAAGCATCGATGACCTCGTAAACCTGAGTGGTACGAACCACCAGCTTACCGTCCTTGTCATAGTCTTTATAGTACAAATTGATTTTCGTACCATCACCATACCACAAGGAGTCACGCATCGAGGGAAGCTCGGTTTTATTCTTGCGGCTGTAACGCTGGTGGGCTTTCAGCTCCCCGTGAACGGCATCGTACCACAACGGTTCGATGTCAGGACGGTTCAGGAACCCACGGAGGCTCTGAATGCTCCGGAGCTGCTTCCAGCCTTTCTCTTCTGCAATCCGGTTGAATTCCACGAATATTTGAGCATCAGTATAAACGGGAACGCTACTCCGCTTTAACGCTATAATCATGTTACCGGCTTCCTCGGTTATTTTCAGGGTATTGTCATTCCCCATTTTCTTGCTGATCAGGCAGGAGTAACCCTCTTTCTTGTATTGGTTTATCTTGTCTTTCAGCCGGGCGGCGTTTTCAGGCAGTGTGTGGCCATAAGAATCACGGAGGCGGTCTGCCGTTCCGATAATCGTTTCCCATACTTTCTTTGTACTTCCACCCAAAGCCTTGCGATAGCCCTCCCGGTCATTCAGGATCGATATCAACTCGTTCAGTACCGAGGCGTTTATGGTGTATTCCTCTTTTTTCCTTTCGGTAAGGCTCACCATCTCGCCGGCCTTGTCATACCGGTAATCCTCAAAGAATGTTCGGGCGGCATCATCTATTTTAAGCCTGTCTTTCATGCACTGCTCTTTGATTAGCTCCACCGGATCACCATACTTTTGCTCAAAGCGGATCCGGTAACGTTCAGGTAGGGAGGAATAGACATATAAAGCGATGTTTCCTCCACCGCCTCCACGAGAAATAACATCAACACGTTTCCTGTATTGCAAGGACTTCAATGTTCCGGGTTTTATTACCGGATCATTTCCTGATGTTAATTCATCGTAAGTTGCACATACTGTTTTTCCAAAATACTCCATACCTTTTTAAACTTTGTCCCCGGAGGCGGAGTCGAACCACCTCAAAAGACCGTCCGGGATTTTTCTTACCTTTGCAAAATCAAATCGTTATCATCATGGAAACATCATTTTGTATCACTTTTTACATTGATCAGGAGATTGCCCAGCCTGACAACGTTCGCACAGCGTTTGCAAATCAGCTAAGGAGATTGAACCTGAGATACAGAAGTAAGCCTTATTATCCCGAATCCGGATGGTTAACCCCCGCGTTTGGAGTTCCGGTGGAGTTGAGTTTCTATACGTCAATTCCAAAAGGCCGGCCAAGCGGAAGTAAGGCTCTTCATCAAGCTCTAAAAAACGCCGTGAACGAGATTGAGAGGGAACATAAGGAGGTTGTAAAGACAGCCATAGAGAGGGCGTGTCATCCATCTCGTTGACGATTTCGGGGCATCTTGCGGAGTACAAGGTTCTTTCCGCATCAAGCAGATCTTCAAACGATTTTCTGATAGTGTCATCTTCTTTAACGTGAAATACTCTTTTCATGATTAATCCTCCTTTATATTTAATGGTACTTTTTTAATCAGGCGGGCGGCATTGGCAAAATTCAAGACTACCACTATAATAGCCCATATCGGACTATCATCAGTTATACATAAAAAGCATAAACTTAGGCAGAAATACCACACGTAAAACTTTTGCCTCGCAGTCAAAGAGAAATACTCCCTGAACTCATCTCCAAAGAGAAGTAACAACACCTCTTTCATACCGCCTCCTTTTGATCTCCGATTTCAACACCTCCACGTTCAAGGGCTACCTTACGGATAAGCCTCGCCTTGCTGCTGTTACTGCGATAAACCAGTGCCTCCCAAACGGCTTTGCTCGTGACTTTAAAATCCTTTGAGATTTTCTTGATCTCACCACGATCTACTACTATTCGCTTTCTCATATCACATTGTTTTTAAAAGTTATTCATTGTCATATCAGCCGTTTTCACTACCTTTACAGCCGGTAATATTAATACGGTGATGCAAATATATAGGATAATTATCACAATATAAAGCAAAATCGTGATTATTTTCACAGAAAGAATAAAATTATGATTGAACGAATTAGCCAATTTATACAAAATCAAGGGATTAGCGTTAGATCTTTTGAACAGTCAATATCTGCGAGCGATGGCATGATTAGGCGAGCCATAAATAATAAAACAGATATTCAAAGCAAATGGCTTTCCGTTATTGCGGATAATTATCCTCACCTCAATTTAGAATGGCTAATAACAGGGCGAGGCTCTATGCTAAAGGAAACCCCACAGCCGCTATCACTCCCGACTATTAATTATGAATATAAGGGAGCACCTTACTACAATGTAGATTTTATCGGTGGATTTGATCTCGTTTTAAATGATCAAACAATTAATCCGGATTACTATATAAATTTTGAGCCTTACAATAAACCCGGTGTTGTGTGGTGTAATATTACAGGTCATTCTATGGAACCCGAATTAAGCAACGGAGACTATATCGCCCTCAAAGAAATGACCGATCCCGTCCAATATCTCCCCTATGGAGAAATATATGCCATCGTGACAGAAAGCTATCGGACTGTTAAACGAATAGGAAAAGCAGACCAAAAAGATTTTATTCGCTTAATCCCCACCAATAAAAGCCCGGAATACAGTCCGCAAGACATTCCTATTTCCATGATACAGAAAGTATACGCAGTATTAGGAAGTATGCACAGATTGTTCTAAATAAAAGAGACACACGCACGTTTTCAACACAAATAAAACAGAAATTGCCAGATACCTTTTTATAAATCAGCATATTACTCTATTATATATGCTGATTTGCATTATTCTTTATATGGTATTTTCCCCCCTTGAATAATACATAAAGCCATAAAAACGGGTAGTAAAATGGTAACTTGTATAATTCAACCCATCTTAATTTTGCTTAAATTGCATATCCAAACGCATACCCAATCAACACATTTCGTTTTTTTCTTGACAAATTTGCATACCCAAACGCATATCCTACTGCATATCCAATCCTCAAAAAACGAAATATTCCCGTTAAAATCGCCACTCTCCTCCCCCATCCCTATTTTCGCTATTTTGAGCACTAAATTTCAACTATTCAAAAGTAGGAAGCCAATCTATCTATAAAGCACAAAAAGGGCTGCAAAACGCCTAAATAAAGCATTTCGCAGCCCATGTACCGCATTTCTCCTACCCTACTCTACTCCGTTTATCACATCTCCATTGCCATGTAAAGTTGACGGGCGTTCAAACCGTTCAAAGTAAAGTCCAAAGTAAAGCCAAAGTAAAGCAGAGTAAACTTTTCGTTTTTTCTCTCTCCCCTCTCCTATTCGTACATAACTATTTGTATATCAAAACTATTACCGTTTATGCGGAATAACTCAATTTATCGCATTTCGTTTTATCCCCCTTAAATCGGAGGTAGCTGCATTTCATTCGCACAGATGGAGACTGGAAGAGTTTCCGATACAGCTGAGGATACATTGAGAATAGAAAATGAAATTGTCGCTGTTGATACCGGATTTTACCAGTCAGTAGTCCGCTATGATACGGTGCGCTATAATTTGAAAATGCAGAGTGTTTACAAAAAGGCTTTTCAACTAAAGAATGATGTTTTTGTGGAAAAGATGAAAGAGCCGTGGTTAGATGATATTCTCAGAAATATCTTATTTAAATAACCATGAATTTGTGCTTTGCGTCATTCGGTTGACTTCCTGGTTTAACTCACTCGGTTAAACCACACTAAATTCAGCATTCTCTAAAAACAAAAATCAGATAGAAATCTTGCGATAACTATCTGATTTTCAGAAGAGCGGAAGACGGGGCTCAAACCCGCGACCCTCAGCTTGGAAGGCTAATGTCCTTTAATCCTGCGGATTAAAGGCAACCAACTGAGCTACTTCCGTTTATGATAGCTATCTTTAGAATCTGATTCTATTTAGAAACTATTGGTTGATGTCTTGGTTGACTTTTAAGGTCAAGTACCAAGAATGGTTCATAATAAATAAGTTAATAGTCTCTTTGCAGTATTGCAACTGCACCACAAAATTAGTAAATATCATGTTGTTATGCAATGATTCTTTCTTATAGTTTTGCTTTGGACTATCAGTTTTTTACCTATTTAATGATATAGTATATAATAGTATAGTGTAGCTTTCTCCCTACTGAAAAAATATTTATATATTGTATTGTCATTGCATAATATCGTATAGGTATAGAAAACTGCAATAGGTATATAAAGCTATATCTTTTCAAAAATCTACCTGCTGAAAAATCTACTCTTATTGTTTTGTGTTCTCTGCATCTATAAATATGCTTGTGTAACACATAGTTTTGTAGTTAATAAGATGTTTGTTTAGAACTGAAAAAGCCAACTTATCCGTTGTTTGAAGTGCATACTTCAAATGGGTAGGTTGGCTTTTTGCTTATGTACTATTTTATTAATTCAAACTTTTCGCCTTTTAGTTGATAGGTCTTATTGATAGTATAGTTCCATCCATTAGAGCCGCAAACAGCAATGGTCTTGTTCTTTGAATCAAACTTACATTGTCCGTTTTCCAACTCTGTAAATGGTGCTTCTGTTTTCTGTATTAAGTAGCCGTATGGGCTGACATCGTACACGTTATAAGCATTGGAATCCCTTGAACCACTTTTATAGCGGTTGATAATGAACTCATCTTCTCCGTCAAAATCAACATCAGAAAAGAAGAAAGGAGAATCATCCGAAAGGTATTCTTCGCTCTTTAATTTAGCCGTATAGTCTAACTCTATAACTGTGTTGTTCGGATATGTGTTACCTTTATCATATAGAATCTTATCAGTCCATTTCTCCGCAAAGTAGTAATATTGCACTCCTTGTTTCTCTAAACAGAATAGGGCATTACCTACCTCACCATTTTGCATCCACATTACTTTTACTGTATATCCGTTTATAGGCTGTTTGTACTTTATGTAGATATGTGGTTGATTGAAACATTCAAAATCCTGCGGAACAGATATTTTGTCTGTTTTGCAGGCTATTAAACTAAGTAATCCTATAATGATAAATAACAATCTTCTCATTACCTTTCATCCATTATATCAACAATCTGCCTAAACACATCACCTGCCATCAGTCCACCACTTGCAGGTAATCCCTTCTTATTAATGGTAACGATAACACTGTATTTTGGATTATCGGCAGGGAAGTAACCGCAAAATTCTACGGCATATTCACCATTTGAAAGTTGGATTGTTCCCGTTGCTCCTGCTACTTTAACCTTATCAGATTGGGCAGGCTTGGCTAATCCATCAGAAACAGAGTATTCCAATGCTTGCTTAATGACTGCCTTGCTCGTTGCATTAAAGAAAGTCAAGTTCTGTAATGGAGTAGTGAGTATGCCATAGCCTAAAGAATTATAGACAAGGCTTGTATCTTTCACTTGATAACCATATTTTGCAAGTGCTTCCGCAAAGGCTCGTTCATTATCAAATGCCTTTCTTACCGCCTTGTAATTGGCGATATTGGATGCAAGTCCGAAACCTTGCTCCACTGTGATTTTTCCATATCCACCTCTATGCCAATTATGGTCGCACAATGTATCTTTTCCAATGACTAAAACCCCATCTGCAACGTCTATCGTATCAGATAGTTTGACTGCTTTTGTTTCCAATGCTGCCAAAAGTGAAGCGGTACGCACTAATCCCGATTCTTGTAGAATAGAATCAGAACCAACAAAAGCCTTAATTTCTCCCGTCTGCACTTCCATTACAATAACTTGCCCAACTGTCGCATCAAGTTTGGATAGTTTGTTTTGCAGGATAGAATCAACTTTTACCTGCAAAGTGCTGTCTATGGTAGAAACTTGTTCTGTTTTTTGTTTGGCGCAAGCTATGAATGTAGCTATGCTAATTAAAAGGATAATAGTATTTTTCATGGTAGTTTATGTAAATAGAAATGTTATTCATTGCTCTTATAAAAACAGTATGCCATTACCGTAACGTTTATAATATTGTATAAAATGGTTAGGATAACAGCGACACTATCCCACATACTTTCCCAATGATTAGCCATAAATGCAAGAAACCCAGTGATAAATAGAATTGTACATGCTCCATCCATATCACGCCCATTTTTTATTCCAGCTCTTATTTCAGCTATAATTGCGGAAATAAAGGCAATCCCAGAGTATGTGTATATTCTATAATTACTAATTTCCACCAATGTACAAGATGATATATTAACCCATGAGCATACAATATTCCAAGCGATAAGCCCAACTATAAAATAAATGATAACCGCAATAATTAGGCATACAATAGATTTGAAAATATCCATAATCATCAAGATGTTATTTGCTATTAATCCGCTTATAAACAAGTATAACGATTTGTCCTCTAAAAGTACCTCCTATGGTAATTTTGCTTAATACACCCTTCACTCTATTAGAAACGATAACCACTCCACTTTCACCAAAACCTTTGTATTCGTAACCATCTTTAGATGTCAGAGTAACAGTTTCATTTTTATAAGTTACAGTGGCTTTAGATTCACTAACAAGATGGGCTGTAATATTTGAAGCGCTTACAGTAGTTACTTTCTCGTTGTCAATAACTGCATAATCAAACTTGTATTCATCAGCATATAGATTAATACTGAATACGATTAATGTAAATGCGAATATTAGGACTTTGAATTTCATACCATACTTCTATTTAATGTGAACACATAGATACTAAAACCAATAATCCAACAACAGCAACAAGTATTGACATACACCCAGTTTTGTTCAGTTCCTTATCTTTGAATCCATTCTTCAAGCCATCTTTAATAAAGATATATGCAAAGAATCCTCCTGCGATAATACCCAAAAGTACCCATAAGGACATTCCAAAATTAGAAGTTCCACCGTTATCCCATCTACCACGATTACCAATGTCTGCAAATAGATAAGTAGTATTGAGGAATAGCATGATAAAAAGCAATATGCACTTATTTAATTTGTTCATACTTAATACTATTTACATGTTGTGTGAATATCTTCTGTTTACTATTGCTTTGGCAATTTCATTGAAATATGTAGCAACCTCTTTATTGGCATAAAAAGCCCGATACTTCTTTTGTTTGCGTACACTTAAAGCTCTGTACTCCGCACCACTTATTCTATTTCCTTTATTATCGTACCAATAATCGTCCCCATCAACATTGCCCAATTCTCCTTTAGAATCTGTTATGTTTCCAAAATCATCAGCTGAAAGTCTGTCTTTTTTCAATGCGTCCATATACCTTTCATACGCATTTCTAAATTCCTCACGTTTATATTCATTCCAATTCTTACTTGCAACATAGGATTGAACATTAGTTCCTAAATTGTGTATATATAATTCTTTGTCAATTTTGCGCATACCATATTTATATGAAAAATTGCCTTGAAATTCTTGGTTTACAGATAATCTGTTCATAAAAATATCACTGTCATTTCCCATATTTACACTATATATGGGAGCAAAGTATAAGGTAAGCAGTAGTAAAACAAAAGTTCTCATAATTTCAACAATTAGTAGTTAAAGTAAATAGTACCCAACGTTGTATGCTCTACTTTCCATTCAAAGTTATTCACTATAATTTCTTTGTCTAATAAAGCATTGACCCTAACGGCTCTGTTATTACAATCTCTCCAACTTTCTCTATATAAAGAACGGTCTAATACAGCCCGAACATAGATTTCAGTTTCTCCCGAATAAGATTCTCCTAAATTGATTTTGATTTTTGTTCTTTTGAAATTTTGTGAACTTACATCAAAGAAGTATGCTCCTACAGTCTGATAGCTTTGTGTGGTAGAACGGTTAGGAGTAGAATATGAAGGCACATTCGGAAAATACCCGTTACTATTGCCACGGTTATGTTCGTTGCTACTGTTGTTATTGCTTTTGCCAACTATTACGGGTTTGTATTCAACTAATGGAAGTTGTGAATAAGCAATTGTTGGCAGTACTGTAAAAGCTAAAATTGAAATAATCTTTTTCATTGCTCACTAATATTGTACTTCCCAATTCCCCGAAGAAGTGGATATAAAATAAGGTGTGGGAACTATATTTGTCTTATCCTTAGATTAGGTCTTCGCAATACCTTTGGAATGGATAAAACAATAGCCCCACACCAAAAGGTATATAACTCATTTACAAGATGAATATATATCAAATGTGTGGGTGCTATTGCTATCATCTTCATTCCAAAATTAAAGTTGCGAAGTTTAATCTAAGAAGATAATCTCAATAACACCTTTCGTTAAATATGTCCTTTCAGTGCCTTAACACATTAAGACCTCTGAAATTGTTGCAAAGTTAGCGAAAGGTTTTGAATAGCTAAAGATAAAACGCTGATAAATGCAGTTCTAAGTGTTCCAAAACATATCTGTAGTAGGTAATTAGGTAATCATACCAACTATTAGTTTCCAAAAATCGCACATACCATAAACTACAAGCCATATTATGCCTTTTTAAAAAGATAATTTTCTTACGCTTGCATCAATGTGGAACTAACTGCGTTATCGCTATCTGTTTCGCTTGAAACTATGCCCTATCATATTTATATATAGCCATTATTTACAGTTTCTATTACATTGCAGTTTTTGAAAGTTGCTGTATATAAGGGAACGGGACAAAGTTTTTTGTTTCTGAAAATTGCATGACAACAACAGAAATTTCAAACTTTGTCCCATCCCAACTGATTAGAAATTCAAACAGTCATAAGTGTTTAACAGTTCTTCTTGTCTAAGTCCTAAGTATCTTTTAGTTATACTTACCGAACTGTGATTAAACAGTTCCATCAGCTTAACCAAAGCCAATTCTGCATTTTCAGAGGATTCAAACACTTTCCTGCCAAAAGTTTTTCTAAGTGAATGAGTGGAAAAATGGTCTATCTTTAAACTGTACTTGTTTTTCAACTCTTTAAGTACAATGTTTATCCATTGGATAGAATAGACCTTGTTCTTTCCTTTTCCCGATAAAAAACAAAACTCATTCAAGTTCTGAATATCCAAAGCTGTATAACAGTCTTTAATGTGCTTCTGAAACTCCTTATTAATTCTCACTTCCCTACGTTTGCTTGTTTTCTTTTCAGTGATGGTAAACTTTGCATCCTTATTCAGAAGCATTTCCCAAGTAAGTTGCAACAGGTCAGAAATGCGTAAACCAAAGAATATGCCACACCCAACAAGCAGGCTTATTCTATAATTCTTATCCCTATATAACTTTCTTACCAAGTTTGTGGCACTGTCCCATTGCAGGCAGTCACTTGTTGTATAGCTGTTCTTCAAACTCATGTTGTTTCAATTTTGTAGGTTTAACAATAAAAGTGAAAGTAAATTCGGGAATCATTTTATAATAGTCTGATTGTCAAATTACTTTCACTTCTATTAGAAAGTGTAACTATGATTGTATATAAATAAAGATGGATAAAATCAGTATCAACAAAAAAGGATTGATAATACCAATTATTATCAGTAGGAGAACTACCAATGTTCCCCATAGTATCAATTTTCCATCATCTTCCATTTTGTAGTATTTTAAAGTTATTAAAAAGAAAGGACACCTAAATAAATAGATGCCTCTCATTAATTAGTCAATAAACCATTTGTAATGCTCATCCCCATGTAGGGCTGCATTGATTCCAACTGCCATTTCAGTGGCATTCAAAGAGCGGTCTAAGAATGAATCTATATAGCTACTCTTATTTGCACCCGTTAATAGGTTGTAGAACTTCCACATATTCAAGTCATTTTCAAAACTGCCAAAGTTCTCATCATTAATGTAGGCTTTTGCAACACTGTTAATCTGTGTATCTGTAAGCAACATTCTTGGCAGTCTCTTTTGGTAGCCATTGGGCAAACACTGATAAAGTCTCATTTTGCCCAATATTTGTGCAAATTGGTGTTCACTCATTGATGTATTGCCCAACTGTTGCATCAAATGCAGATGTTTAGCAGGATTGTAGTTGTTGAACAGTTCCAAGGCAGAACGGTAAAGTTCACTTGTATTGCTCACCCTTAAATCATCCTTGTAACCATCAGTAAAGATGCACATGTTGCAGCATACTTGGTTTTTAAAGCCTATTGCCAACCTAAACAACTCTGGAACTTTCTTGCTGTATAAGTTCATTTGATTGTAGGCTCTGACCCCTACTATTGAAAGGTTCAACTTGTTTCCCTCAACCGTTTCATAGATTGTAGGAATATCAATACTGAAAGCTGCCCTCTCATAGTAGATTGTTTTGTCTGATTCCAACAACTGATTGGCAGGTTTGTGGATAGCTTCGGGAATGCGACCCTTAATCACATGAGAGACACGAATATCGGGTGTTCCGATAGTCTCACCATTGTAGTAGGAGTTTGCAGCTTCCCAAACAGTTTCAATAAATGCAGCATGGTTTACTGTAAGCTCATTGTCTTTTGCAAAAACGGGAGTAATACAGTCATTTTTCAAATGTTGCAAGGTAGCTTCTTGGGTGTTTGCCTCAATGAAATGATTTACCCTTTTAGGCGTTGCAGTTTCTTCAATAATGGTTGCTTCTTCTGCAAACTCACCTAAATTCATTCTCTCTCTGTTCTCTGTTGGCATGATAACTAAATTTGTCATAATGATAAAAGTTTAAATGATTAATAATTCTTTTTTATATCAATATACAGAGGGGGACTAAAGGGGTAGTATGCCGTAAAGACAGCCACTCTTATATATTTTAGGTCACTGGCTGAATGGGGAGGGGGGATTTCTGTATTAAGTACCTTATATATCTGTTCTCTTGACTTTTAGCTAAACTGAATATGGGTGATTCTTTAATTAGGTAGCCTTTTTAATGTCATTGGCTGTATGTGGCATATTATAAAGTATAGGCTATATAACTCTAATAAAAAGCGAAAGTTGGATTCCGCCATATTGCAGGTTTCCTCCAACTTTCTTTCTCTGCCGTTACTTGCACCATTCCAATGCGTTGTCTTTCACGTTTACATTGGCAAACGATTTCAATTCCGCAATGAGTTGCAGGACTTCTTCTTGGGTAGGCTCTGGCAGTACAATTCTCCTGCAAGAGTTTCTTCCTATGTTCACCAACCTGGGGTTGCATCTTCTGATAAAAGATACCATTTCTTCACAGTCAAACAGCATCAAAGGCTCAGCCGTTACCATTGTGGAGCGTCCAAGTCTTGCTATCTCTTCCATAGCTTCCACCCGTTCCTCAATTCTTGGTGCTTTGTTCATTATCTCCGGATAGAAACGGTTGGTTTCAATGGTTGTGCAGAATACCACACGTCCCATAATCGGATGGTTGATGAACTCCAAAAACCTTTTGGGGTTCTTGGACTGTAACAGGTAAGCGTTTGGTTTTTCCGTATTATGATTCTGATAACAGTAATCCAAAATTCGTACTATCCATTCAGACGGAACATCTTCCGCAAACACATCTGTAGAACTACCAATGAAAATACGGTTTCCATTTCCCAAGTCTGTTTTAAACTCATTCTCCGCCAATATGAGGTGTTGATACTGTGGTATTGTTTTCATGTAACAATAGCTGCAATCGTGCAGGCATTTGCCTTTGATGGGATTCCAAGTATAGTTAACAAACTTGTACATATCCCCTTTGCTTAAATTTAATCCCATAATAAATAAGTTTTAATATTACACAATCAAACTCCTAATCCAATATCCGTTTCGTGGAACACCATTTATCCGTTTTGTCCCACTCTTGATATTGTACCATTCCCTCAATTCCTTAATACTTGAAAGATGGAACTGTTCACAGATTGCCTGTAAGTCCGCTGTCAAGTAGAATCTGCCGATTTCTATCACTTGCGAGAGCAGTCCGAACATTTCAGAACGGCTTGGCTTATCGGCTAACTTGGCTTGTAGCAAGGCTTCTTCCACCGCTTTCCTGCTTCTTAGCCTGCGTATCTCTTGAAAGCCTAACAGTTGGAATGCTTCACGGATGAAAGGGTATTGCCTTTCAATCTCTGCCCTGCCATTGTCAAAGCTGTATTGCAGGTCATAGTATCTCTGCGCTATTTCCGCAAACGCAATTCTCCTGCCTAACTTTCCAATTTCATTGTTTGGCAACTTCTCCCATCGGATATTGCCATAGTTGAAACCTGCATGGGCATAGGCATCTGCAACATTCTCTTTCGATTGGTATATTTGGTGCATCAGCTTGTATTCATACAGGATATAGTTTACAGCCCTGTCGTTCACTTCAAACATACCGTTGTTATACCTTATATATAAGGAATCTTTGACTTCTTTAGCCTGCTGTTTCTTGGCATCCGCTGAAAAGGAATTGTATGCCTTAACCCTTTCCTCGGCTATTTCAAGCTGTTTGAGCGTGTCTTTCCTGACTTCCTCATAGCTGGTAAACATATCATCTTTCTTGGTATTGAATATATGAAAGACCGTATGCCTTAACGGATTTTCCCTGTTTCTGATTCTTCCTGCGATTTGGGGTATGTCAATATCCATGCTTGCCAAGGTCTGTTTTTTATAGACATTGCTGATAACGAAACAAAGCCCTGTCTCAGAGAAAAAGTCCGCACCCTCGAATGATTTGCAGGTGATAAAGTTGAACATCTTTGCAGGGCTTAACGAGTTGGATATTTTCATTTCACCCAGTTTCTTTTGGTTGTGGCTTGTATTGGCACATATCACCCTGCAATTGTCATTGGTCAGTCCGCACTGTCTGATGATGTGCGCAATCTCCTGTACGCTGTTCAAGAAGAAATAGGCTTCCCGTGATTCATGCCCGTTCACTTCCAAACAGCCTTGCATCTTGTATTTGCCAATAACATTGGCTGCAAACTGATAAGGCTTGTTGGTCTGATGGGGAAGGACGCATATCTGAAGCGGCTCTTTCCAATCTGCAACATATTCTGTCACGCCATCCAAAACATTTGGCTTCAAGTCCGTTTCAATCGGGGTGGCGGACATGAAGCAGAAAGACTTGAACGCCTTGAAGTTATCCAATACCCCGTCAATAGCCTTGTCCCTGAATGAATACTGTTTGAGCAGGTTGTGGTATTCGTCCACCAGCAGCCTGTATTCCTTGCCATCCACCAAAGCCAGCAGTTTGGGCAGCTTGTCATAGGTGCATAGAATCTTCCTGCATTCGTGTTGGTGGGTGTAGTCGAACAGTTCTTTTTTCAGTTTGGGTGTGAAGTTTCCGTATAAACCAAAACATCTGTCATTGGAACTGCACTTGTTTATTACCAATTCGGTGGTAGGTACGGCAATGACATAATTTTCACCATTATTCAATGCGATGCTTGTTCCACCGCAGCCCGTCCTTACTTTATTGAAGATACAGTCATGTGGCAAATCTGAATCTATCATGTAACCGTCCTTTTCGTTTATAGCATATTTTTCCATAACCTTTTCTCCGAAAATTTTTCTTACGTTTCCTGTCCTTGTAAACCAGCCACATTAGAGCATTTTCCGTTCATTGTTTCACTGTCAGATAAGATTTGTATATATCCATTATATGTCTGTTTTTCTTACATTGAAAGGAGACGCTTCTAATGTGAAGAACAAGCCTGCCTGTCACACAGGCTTATTCTTCGGGGCTGTTTAGGCGGCTTTCTTCGGTTGTTCACGCTTTAAGTCGGTCAGCCATGCGGATAAGGTTTCCATGATGCAATACTCTTTGTCCGCACACCGTTGCAGTTCTCCCATTGCTATTTCATTGGCTGGAATTGTCCGCAATCCCTCCATCAGAAAACCATACTCGTACTTCTGAATGTTCAAAAGCCTGTTGAGCACACGGGGGATATACCTGCTTCTTGCACCGCCCTTGCTGAAAGTAAGCGTGGCTTGTTCAAACAACTCTTGAGCTTCTTCGGGTGTCCGCCCCAAAGTCGGGACGGTCTTAGGTTCTTTGCCAAGCATCATCAAAGCGGTAGTCAAAGGTCTCAACTGCAAATCGAGGTATAGTTGTGCCGTATTCATAGGTACATTGTTCCTCTTTGCAAATTCAAAGACCGCCTTGTACGCATCATTGCCTGTTGCCAAGGCAGCGTATCCTACTTTTTCCACGTTGTTCAATCCACGGCTTAACAGCATGGAGTTGCCGATAGTCTGTGCATACTCTTGCACAGATTCAAACTCGTGTATCTGCACATTGGTTAAAACCAAATCCGAGAATATCCGCCAATAGCTGTCTGCCGTGTCACACACCGGAAACACGTTAGGGGTATCTTTGGGTATCTCATTTCCGTTCCTGTCAAAGAGCGTGTACCCCTCTTCCCAAAAAGTCTGCGGGGTGGCAAAGTGGAAAATCACATCCAGCCGTTTTCCTGCATCGGATTGTTCCATAAGTTTTTCTTTCTTCTTGGGCTGTTCCATGTTGTAATCCGTAAAGGCGGGTATGATTTCCAACACTTTACCTTCAAGCATGATACTGACTTTAGTCGGCAAATCATCCACACCCAAGATTGTACCACTTGCAGGCATAGCTGCGTTCTCATTAATAAAATTCAACCTTTTTAGTTGTTCTAAATTTATAGTCTTCATATAATTCATATTTAAATGATTAATGGTTTGCGTCTATCGGAAGTGGCTGGGATAATGCGCACTCTCTTCGTCATTTCCTTTTGACACTGCAAAAATAGGGAGGAAGAGCGGGGTCTCAAAAGAATAAATGGTAAGCTATCGGGAGGCTCAAAAATTAACCATTCTGCAATAAAAAAGCCCACTTTTGCAGGATGCAAAAGCAGGCTTTATAAAATTGTAATTCAGCTATTTATGTTAGAATTTAATAGTATGCCCAATTTCTCCGTTGAATCTTGGTAAATCCTTGTCAATCCAATCAATTTTACCATTATCCCACATGGAATAGGGGATAAACAACAAAGGCATGGTTACTGTTTTGCCATTAATGGAGAACTCTCCTAAATCAGTTATACGTTTATCTATCCTTTCATAAGTATTCATCAACTGCCAATAACGCTTGTTAGTCAGTTCTTCTTTTGAAAGTCCGAAAAGTTTCATAAGGTAGAGTATCAACTCCACTTCTTTGGTGGAGATTTGGGCATCTTTCTTTCTCTTGACGGGAAAGTATTCGTGTAAAAAGGCAGAAAGGTCGTGAACGAAGTAGCTTTGCATTACCGAATTGTTTGCCACCTTGTCCCATGCCACGACTTTCTCCACTTGGCAGGTGTCTGTATCACATTCTTTGTTGGCTTCTAAAGCATCCAATAATGTTTGTATCAATATATCGGAAGTGCTTTCTGCTATACTTCCGTCTCTATTCGTAAAGGTGATTTTTGATACATTATTTAATGCGGACAATGTTTCTTGGATGGTGGGTTTTAAAAGAAATACATAGCGTGTCCTGCACCTTTCCACAAGGAACATGGCTAAAATGTAGAGGTTGAACATGCAAACCTGCTTTTCTTCCGTTTCCAACTCTTCTTGCAGTTTTTCCAATCTTTTGTCATTCAGCACTTCCTGCATTACGTTCAGAAAGCCTGCCTTGTGTTTCTTGCGGAACTCGCTTGCCGTTATGCCCTCGTAGATTCTCTTGGATTCATTACCAAGTTTAAAATCTTCATAGGGATGTATGTTGGATTCATAGAACTCCAAATAATCAAAGGGATAAAGTTCTTGGCTTCCATCCTCTTCTATTCTGATATGTTGGTTGTATGTATTCATAATCTTATTAGTTATTCTGCAAAGTAAAAGAAAAGTCCGCAATCTTTTTAGATAACGGACTTCTTTTTGTTATAGCAAGTTCTTCATGGCTTCATCCACCTGCTCATTATCGAAACTATCCAAGTATATTTGAGTGGTAGCTAAATCAGAATGTCCCAATGCTTCACTTATTAATGCAATGTTTACACCGGATTTCTTTAGGACACTTGCAAATGAATGCCTTGCAACATAGGTTGTGATATTGGCTTCAACCCCCAAGTCTGCTGCAAGTAGTTTTAAGTTCTTATTGACCTTTCCTAATATCTTATGTATTCTGTTCTGCTTTTGCAAGGCGCTCTTGTGTATCTTGCTATCTAAAATCGGAAACAAATAGCCTTTGCTCTCCTTTGAATATTTTTCGATTATCTGCATGGCTTCTTGCGGTATTCCTATTTTGATTAGCTTTTTTGTCTTTTGACGAATATAGTGTAACCTGCCATTTTGAATATTCTCTTTTGTTAGATTGGCTATATCTGTGAAGTTGATTCCACCACATAGATAGCTGAACACGAATATGTCTTTGCTCAACTCTATGTATTGCTGCTTTCCAATGGGCTGCACTTTGGTTGTGAATTTCAGTACGTCTGTTTTGGCAATAGCTCTCTTTTGAGTTGTGGTATCGAACTTGTTTATTTTATATTCGTCAAATGGATAATCGGATTTTCGGGCACATTTCGCTTTGATGGCTTTATTATATGTACTGCGTAATGTACGAAACATAAGGCTTATGGTGGTTTCTTTATTGTCTTTGGAGCGTAGCCATTTCTCATATTTGTTAAGCCAAGAAGTATCTATATCGCTGAAAGGTATATCTAACTTGCCTTTCGTAAACGCTTTAAGCGAGTTGAAAGAACTTTTGTAGATGAGACGGTTTCCACATTTGTCTTCACGTGTGTATTGCTCTATCAATTCGTGATAGAACTCACTAACAGTTTTTAATTCAAACTTGGTATTCTCATTGTTGAGTAGGGTAGTGGTGGTATATTCCTTTTGTTCCACATTCAACTCTAACATTCGCTGTTGTAGCTCTCGCTGTTTATCCAAGATAATCTTTTGGATATATTCTTTGTTAGGACAGTTGGGTTTAGGTTTGTTTCGTGTGAAGTCCCAATATTTAGGATTAATGGATATGCCTAAACTTTGCATAGTCCGTTTGCCACCTTTGGCTACTCTTACCATTAAGGGGGATTCTCCATTTGCTAAAGTCTTCCACTTGTAGCATACTACGTTGATTGCTGCACTCAT